AACTTGGTCTCGCCAGCGGTGCGGGAACAGATGCAGAAGGATCAGGCGGCCGTGCGACGCTTGGTCTCGACGCCACTTCAGAAGACAGGAACACACTGATGCCTGGCACGGTCATGCCCAACCCGAAATTCTTCGCGGTGGATGCGAATGGCTCGCCGTATGCTGGTGGGACACTGACCACGTATGCCGCTGGCGGAACGACACCGCTCGCTACCTTCAGCGATGTGGGATTGGCCACGCCGAACGCCAACCCGGTTGTATTGGATGCCGCCGGACGGGCCACAGTGTTCTTGTCGCCTGCCGCGTATCGTTTCGTTCTGAAGGACTCAGGTGGCGTTCAGATTTGGGACCAAGACAACATCAACGCCACACCGCCGTTCAACGTCGATGTCGATGTCGTGGCCCTGGCCGGTGTCGCCATCGCGGCCGGCGAAGCTGTGTATCTATCAGATGGGAGCGGCGGCCTCACGGCGGGCCGCTGGTATCTCGCTGACTCCGACAATCCGTACAGCTCGATTCAAGCCGTGCTGGTGGGCATGGCCCCTGCGGCGATTGCGAGTGGGGCCTTGGGCTCCGTCCGCATCCTCGGCCGCATCACGGGACTCACAGGGCTGACCGCTGGGGCCACGTATTACGCCAGTGCCACGGCCGGTGCGATTACCACCACGCGCCCCGTCAACGCGATGATCATGGGCGTCGCGGACTACACCACCACCGCACTGGTGCTGCGCCCGCGGCAAGTGGCGGATGTCGTCCTCGATCGTGATGTTAGCACCACGACGCAAGCGGCGGCAGGCCCGACCACGCACTACACCTACTCGGTCCCGGGTGGGACGCTCGGCACGCTGGGCACACTGCGGTTCCGCGCGATTCTTGATTTCCTCAACAACACCGGCGTTGATCGGACCGTCCGTGTCGAAGTCCTGTACGGCGCGACCACGATTTTTGACTCCACGGCCGTAGCCGTCACGACAAGTGCGAGTCGGCGTGGCGTCAAGGTGGAGGTGGATTTGAGTGCCAACAACGCCACGAATGCGCAGGTGGCCTCAAGTCGGATGGAGATCTATGAGCCCGCCACGGCTTCTGGAGTGGCGGTGGCGACGGCCGCGCTCTCGTGGACCTTGCCTGCCGTCCACAACGCTGTTGCTGAAGATTCGACCGCAGCTAAGACGCTGCTGATGCGTTGCACGCTCAGCACCACTGACGCCAATCTGGTGGTGCGCACCTTTACCGCCACCTTGGAGTTGCTCTAATGCTGTGGGTCTACCGCACCACCGATAGCGTGTTCCTCCGCGACCGCGGCACTGAGGATCTGAAGCCAGATGAGGCCGAAGTGGAATTGGACTCGGTGCCGGATGTTGTGCGCGAACGGTTTGAGGCTACGGCTCCGAACAAGCGCCGACTCGCCATCGCAACAGAGGCGGCGTCGGTGACCGATGTTCAGCGAGACAGCGAGATTGACAACATGAAAGCCTTTCAGGCACTCGCACGGGCCACGCACGAACTGAAGACCAATGCGTGGACGCTGGCGCAATTCGGCGCACGCATCAAGCAGATTTACCGGGGCTTGTAGTGGAAGACGTTGAGACGCTGAAATGGTTTGTGTCGCTGGGGGTCGGGGGCATCCTCGCGGGCATGATGTTTTTCTTCTATCGCAAGGACGCCGCGCAGTGGCAGGCGGCCTGGAGAGGACAAAGCGAAATGCTGGTCCAGGTCGTGAAGGAAAACACGGCAGCAGTGACCGCCCTGATCGAAAAACTGGAAGATAAATGACGCGCGTTCTCCTCATCTCACTGTTCTGGGGCGGGTTCGGGTTCTTGATCGCCGTGGCCATGTGGGCCGTGGTCACCATCACGCGGATGCGGGCCGAGCAGGCGGCAGCAATCGGCATGCTGCGCGTGCTCGCGGCGAGGGCAGGACTACAGGAAGCGTTAGAAAAGGTGCAGACGAGCAAGGACGCGGCGCACCGAGCGATCAATGACGTGGGCGGCGCGCCGCCACCAAATGAGTCAAAAGGGGGCTGACCAATGGACCTCATAGTTTTGGTGTTGGTTCTCGTCGCGGTGGGCTTTGTCGTGTATCTCCTGACGACAAAGATCCCGATGCCGCCGTACTGGGCTACGGCGATTCAACTCGTGGCACTGCTTTTGATGCTGCTGTTTCTGCTCCGACAACTGGGCGTCTCGTTACCCAATCTGTTGCGCTGAAACGGTGGTGTTATGGCAATTCCGACTCTTGCGGCCGTCTTACCCAAGGAGGACTCTCCGGGGGACATGCCACACCCCCGGCCACGGAAAGGCTGGGATATGTCGCCCGCACTGAAAGAGCCGTCACTGACAGATGCATCGAAACTGAGCTTCCCCCTGCAGCTCGTCATCATGATCGCCTCGGCCCTCGGGGCAGTCTGGGCGAGTCAATATGGCCTGCGGTCGGATGTGCGGGACATCCTCACCCGCATGGAAGCCACGGCGAAGATCGCCGAGATTCAGACCAAGGCGCAGGAAGACCGGATGACCTCGCTCAACAATGACATCAATGAGATGAAGCGCCGACTGGAGCTCCAGCAGATGCAGTACCAGCAACTCCGCGAAACCGTGTTGGAAGTGAAAAGGAGATAACCGATGGGCGATCCGGAACTCAATTGTTTATTGGCGGTGTGTTGTGAGCCTGCGCAGCAAGAAGCCACGCTGGCGAAGGAACTGGTGAAGGCGGGCGCGTGTGACAAGGAGTACGCCCCGAAGGCCGCCGCGTGGCTGCTGGCGCAGTTCGATCTCGCGCCGAAGGGGACGCTCCGGCCGTTCGTGGAAGTCATCACCCGATTGGCGCGGGGATGACACTCGACGGGTTCCTGACGATCGACGGCGAGCGCAAGGCGGTCACGCTGGAGATCCCAGCGCTGAACCCGCAGGAGGGCGAGCCGGTGATCGCGCTGCCGCAGGCCGACATCATCGCCCACCTGAACGAACTCACGTTTCGACAGCATCCCGATTTCGTCGATCCGGCGGGCATTGGGTTTGTTGGGAACGGGCTCAGCTACGGGCACCTGTCGGGGAGTCAGGCGCGCGCAGATGGCGGGCGGGAGATGTCCACGTTGATGCAGTTCAAGAAGGATGAGCGCACGCGGAATGATCCGCACCGCCACGGCGGCGAGATCACGATTCACTGCCGCGATGGCGACATCGAACAGCGTGGGCGCGAGGATGGGATGCGGCTCTCGGCGTTATTCCGACCCGGCTATCTCTACGCGAAGCGCATCGTCGTGGATGAAATTGTCGCGGCCCGAGCCTGGCTGCGCGGAGTGGAAGTGTAAAGGAACCCCATGAGCTACTTTCCAACGTCCGCCCTTCAACGCTCTGAGCTCGCTGATGCTGCTGCCGCGGCCGTCCCGAACCGTCTCGCCATCGCGGAACAGACGAACCGAGAACACCCGAGATTGCTGCGATGGAACACGCCGGCCGCTTGCGCGGAGTATCTCCAGCGCACCCGCGCGGCGATGCCACCGGCCGACCGTTTCGGGTTCCTGACAAAGAGCGACGGCGAGGCTGGATACACGCTGCCGAACGGCCATCGGATCGCGCTCGACGTGCTCGCGTTGCCGGATGGCAATCGTATCGACATCATCAGCGGCAGCAACAATCACCCGCTACCGGCCGGGCCGTCGTGGCAGGTGATTCCGCCGGAGCACTGGCGGCCGTCCAACGTCTACATCGACGGCTCGGCATGGCCGATCTTTGACAGCGGCACGCCTGGTGGTGCTCAGCCAGCGAAGCCGCTCGTCTGCGGGATGGGCGCGTTCCCGCTGCTGCGCGCGTTGGCAGAGTGGGGCGACGAGATGCAGACAAACGCACGCTTTATCCGCGAACGGCTCCCCGTGAAAGTGTGGCGATGCTTCCTCGACGTCGAAGGGATCTCGCACATCCGCGGCACTATGCCGGACCCGTGGCGCGACGCTGGGATCGACGGACGCGCGTCGAACTGGAGCGATCGATTCAAGGCCGCGCTCGACTTCGCCGGCAATGCGGGCGAGCAACTCTGGTGCTGCGTCTACGGCGGGCGCAATCATTTCCCCGAAGCGCACAGCCGGCGCGTGTTTCACGATCGCATCGTGCAGGCGGCACAAGGGCGCTGGTCGGCGATCTGGGGCTTCGAGATGATGAACGAGTACCTGGTGAATCGCTGGGAACTGCGCGAGGTCCAGGACGCCGGCGCCGACCTCCGCAGCAAGATCCCTGCTGGTACCAGACTCGCGCTCAGCTCGCCATGCTTGGCACACGCGCTCACGCCCGATGATCGCGAAGCGACGAACGAAGAGATGGCAGCGGCCGTGAACGACGTTGCCGGGCACGGTGCCAGCGTACTCACGATTCACAAAATGCGAGACGCGCGATCCAAGTGGGCCGACGCGTTCGCCTACAACGGCTACCGGCCCGATCTGCCGAAGATTGACGGCGAGCCCTTCGGCGATGGAGCTAGCGCGGGCGGCGACACGAGCGACCCGCGCCTCATCGCGGCGGATGCGCAGCGCACGAGAGATGCTGGCTACGCGCTGCGCATCGAGCACCCAGCATCGTTTTGCATTTGGATGGCGCGCATTCCGTCTGAGTACGGCCTGCGTCAGTACCGCTTCATCAAAGATGTGCCGCACATCGAAGAGACGTTCCGCCTGCTGCAGACCGTGTACGGCGGCGGCACCGTTCAACCCGGCCAGCCAGGAGTACCCGAAATGCCACTACCAGATCGCGGCGACGTGATGCGCGCCATCGATTGGCTGCACGACTTCTACAAAGCGCCCGAAGGCTTGAAGCGCCCCGATGGCCTGTGGAAGAACGGCCGCCCAGACACCGAAGGGATCGGCGCTTGGGGCTTCGATGTCTACCTCCGCGAGCGCCAGAAAGGCAAGACGCACGACGACGCGATCGCGGAAGTCAGACGGCAGATCGAAGCGTCTGACGAATGGAAGCGGAAGCACGCGGCATGAAAGGCACCCTGCGGATCTTCGCGAACGCCAGCGGTGCGGTTCTGTACTGGCACACCGAAGGCGTGGACTACGGCCCACGGGCGAAGACAACCGTCGCGCTGTTTCGCGCACGGCCTTGTCAATCGGCGCGTGAGTGTCAACGCCTCGCTGGGCTGCTCAAGACCGCGATGGAGCAGGGCAACGATCCTGCGCTGCCTGCCGCATGAACGGCGAACCGTCCGCCTGCCCGTACTGCGACACCTCCGCCCGTCCAGAAGAGGTGCAGGTGGCGCGCAAGCGGAAGGACCGCCGGTTTTGGTTCTGCAATACGTGCGGCCATGCGTGGTCCACCCGATCTGAAGGCGAGCCCGATCGCGCTGGGGAATCACCGTCACCCAACCGACGATGATGCGGTGGTCGGGTTCGTCTTCAGGATGGCGGAGAGCGCGCGATTCGAACACGATTCGCTCCGTCGTTCACTCCACAAATTCCACGCTAAACCTGTAACAGCCGCTCTCGCAACACGTTACCGTCAATAGCCACAAGCTCCAGGAGTCGGCGCCACTCCCGACGTGTGCAGTCCGTCAAGCGCGTTCTAACAAGCGCAACTCACTCTACGCATTAGACTTGCGGCCTTTCATCTGTGCTACTGGTCTGATCCGCCGCGCCTTCCGGACGAGCCGATTCTGCCCTTTGGTGAGCCGTGTAGACGAATGAAGTCGCTCCGGGGTTCGCTCCGCTCCAGACAGTCGCTCCGCACGCCGCACACGGGGAGCCTTCGCAATCACCACGGAGGCGATGTCCACGGCCTGTGAAAGCTGCTCAGCCGCGAGGCGTTGATCGTCGGCCTCAAGGTGCGTGTAGCCGCGCGTGGTGGCAAAGTCGCCGTGGCCCATGAGCTGCTGATGAAGCAGGGGCGACACACCCAGCCGTGCAAGTAGGGTAGACATCGAATGCCGTAGCGTGTGGAACGTCACCCCGTGATCGACATCGCGGCCCCACGTCAGCCCCGCCTCAAGCGCGGCGGCTTTCACGGCGCAATCGATCGTCTTGACGGGGCCATTCCGGTAGAGCACCACACGATGGCTGGCGATCTCAGGATGGCGCTGATAGGCGTCTCGGAGGATCATGTCGAGCTGCGTCGAGATCGGAGCTACCAAGGGCTCGCCGCGCGCGTCGGTCTTGTGCGCTTGCACCGTGATCACCCGCCGGGCGAAATCGACATCAGACCAGTTCAGCGCCAGAATATTCGCCAGCCGAAGCTTCGGCGCTAAGGCCGCAATCGCCATCGCCAGCTTGGCATGATACGACGCGTGCGACAGCCACGCCAACAACTGCGGGCCGGTCACCGTCGCCGTCCGGCGCTTCCACCGCGTCCGGGGCCGATACGAGAACGGGTTGATGCCGACGCCTGACGCTAGATGGCGGTATTCGGGGTGCTGCGCCAGCCAGTAGAGGCGCGAGAGGGTGTTGAGGTAGTGATTGCGGGTCGACTTCGCCACCCCACGTAGCTGGATCCACGCTTCGAAGTCGCGCAGCCAGGCCGGATGCTCGATCGGATCGGTGAGCCGGAGATCGTGGTAGGGGCAGGGGTACTCTGGTGTGGGTTCCTCGGGCACCTCGGGACGCGCGCCGAAGAAGCGGAGAACCACGCGGAGGGTCAGTTCAATGGCCTCGGGGCGCTTTAGGAGCCCGAGGCGTGCCTGTTCCTGCACGAAGGCCATGTAGACGCCAGCCCATTCCGAGAAGCGTGGCGCGGGCGGCAGGGCTGTGGGATCGAGCTCCAGGCCAGCGGCGCGGCGCGTCAGACTGCGGCGCAGGATGGCCTCGGCGTCCAGGGCGTCCCGCTTCGTTTCGAAGGCCCGCTTGGACTGGTAGCGGGTTTTGTCGTAGAAGAAGCTCCAGCGCCAGCCCCGCATCTTGTCGAAGTACGCGCCCATCAGAAGAGGAACTTGAAAATGTTCCCGTCTGAGTCTTTCGCGATGCCAAAGCCGTGGCGTGTCCCGGCACCCGTGACGAACTCCAGTTGGACGGTACGGCCGGTGGCGCACGTGGCTAGCCCTTGGCCCGGATTCTGGCTACCGCCGGGCGACACCGTGAGCGCGGACAGGTAAATGGCGCCGTATTCAGACATCAGACTGCCGCTCGTGTAGCCGACACCGGAGCCCGCGGCCGACGCCCAGCGGCCGACACACGCATCGGCAGGAGGCAGGGTAAAGGTCAGCTTGCCTGAGCCGCCGAACATGACGCCATCGGCCTTGACGTTGATGACCGGCGCGGGGCGGGTGAGACTCATGGGACCTTCAACGGGTATCATGGTGGCATGGAGTGAGCAGCCCGCGAGCGCGGCCGTGAGGACGATGACGGCGAATAGTCTGCGGGTCATGGGGTCTGCTCCTGTCAGGTTCACAGAATTTCAAACGGTCACTACGGCTGATAACGTGTCTCGGATGGACAGCTTGTGGCGGTCGAACGGATGCTTACCATTCTCGATCTTGACTGTTCCGTATGTAGACAATTAGCATGAGTCCGTTTCCGCACGCTGGGTTGTTTGCCCTCCCCATCACCACCGGCGACATCAGCCGATGATCCTGAGAGGAGCGTCGGTCATGGCGTCGTTGCCCCCGCGTCGTCGAGCCGCAGACCTGCTGTTTTCCACGCTCAAGCCATCACAGCAGCGGCTCATGCTCCGCCAGATGTGGCGTCTGATTCCGCGTCGGCGTCGATCATCGCCCGGACTTGCTTCAGCACGTCCCTACGCGCGGATTCGTCAAGTAGCGGCCAGAATTTTGTTAGTCGTCGCATAACAGGGTCCGGTTCCGTGCGAAACAACTCCAGCACGTTGCGGAACCCCAATGCCCGCGCGACCTTGTCGTACTGCGAGAGGTAGACGTTTTCACCGCGCTCCAGCCGCGACACGAGCGCGTTTTCGATGCCGGCGCGTTCAGCCACGTCCGTCTGTTTCAGGTTCTGTGCCTGACGCACGGCGCGGACAAACGCCCCCACTCGCACGAACGGCCGCACGCGTTTCGGCTCAGTCACAGCCCGTATTGTGACGCCAACCGCTAGACCCGTAACACTTTAGGGATACGTGCAATTTTTTTGGGATAGGTCGCATTTTCCCTCTTGACAGATTCGGTGCTCATCCCAATAATAGCGACATGTCACAAATGAGTCTGGAGCGCGCCCGCAAGCTCCTGAATTGGACGCAAAGCCGACTCGCGCGGGAAGCCCATACCAACATTTCCAACATCCGCGACTTGGAGAGCGGCAAGAACAGCCGCCCCGCCTTCGCGCTGGTGATGGATGTGACCAACGCCCTGCGGCGCGGCGGACTCTCGGGGCTCGCCCCAGAAGACATCTTCGATACGACGAAGCCCGATCAGGTGGCTTCATGACTCCCCGTCAACTCCCGGTAGCGGGCGATCAGGCGACACATCCGGCGTCTGTGCCAGTCGATCGTGACGAGGATCTCCTCGATGTCCAGACGGAGTGCGCGGGCATCCCGATCGTCACCGCTACCGCTGAGAGGCTCTCGCTCCGTCCCCGTGTCCCGACGCTGTTCCGGTTCCCGCTCGCCCTCGGCCGGTTCGAGTACGTGTTCGCGTGCCCCTGTGGCTTCATCAGCCGTGAGCACGACTCGGCGGCGCGGGCCGCCAAAGAGTTCTGCACCGTTTGTCTCGACACGAAGATGAGCCGGATTCGTCGCCGGCACTACCTCGCGCGCCTTGGTGTGCGGCCGTCTGAACCCGCGCTGCGATCGACGGAAAGCGTTGTGCGTCATGGGTAGCAGTGTCCAACTGAATCTGCCGCCAACGGCAGTAAACAGAGTTGGCGCAACGACGCCAACTGCTGCCAACTCAGATAGTGCAACGGTCGATCTCGCGTCCGTCGTGCTGTCGGCCGGCGATCGCCTCGGGCTGGCGGACAAGGATCTGGCTGGCATTTTCGATTTGTCGGCGCCGGACTTCTCCAGTGCGTTTTCTCCACATCGTCTTGATCGCAATCGGCTGATGAAGATCAAGTTGCCGGACACATTGGCCCGCGAAGTGGCGCGCGTAATGGGTGAGCGCACGGGGTTGGTGATCGGCGGACCTGATGCTGAGCGTCATGCGGTGGCGGATCTGATGGTGGCAGCGGCTGGCTATCTGCGTGTGGTGCAACGATGAAGATCCCGATCGCCTCCATCGCCTTCGATGCAGGAACGCAGATCCGCGAAGCGATCAACGAAGCCGTGGTGGCTGAGTACGCCGAGCGAATGACCGAAGGCGTCATCTTCCCGCCTGTGGTGCTATTCCACGACGGCAACCAGTACTACATGGCGGACGGGTTCCATCGCGCGCTCGCCGCGAAGCGGAACGACTTCGGCGACATCGACGCGGACGTGCAGCCTGGCACGAAGACCGATGCGCTGTGGTTCGCGCTCGGGGCGAACAAGGCCAACGGACAGCGCCTCACGATCGCCGACAAGAAACACGCGGTCATGTTGGCCTTGCAGACGTGGCCGGATAAGAGCGCCGGCCAAATTGGTGAGCAGGTCGGCTGCAGTCATTCGTATGTCTCGGCTATCAGAAACGAGGTTTCCATGACTGGAAACCCGGAACACGTGACCGGCAAGGACGGTTCGACGTATCCGGCGTCCAAGAGTGCTCGCGAGCGGCGTCGTGAAACAGTCGCGAGTCTCTTAGTGCAGGGACAAAGCGTGGCCGAGGTGCGGGCCGCGACTGGCGTCGGTCGTGACGTGATCTCCGAAGTCAGGCGCGATCTGGGCCTCAGTGGTGTGCCCACGACAAAGGACGCCATCGCGCGACGCCTTGATCGGATGCGAACGATGGCGGCTGAAGGCTACAGCTCGCGTCAGATTGCCGCCGAAGTCGAATTGTCTGACGACAGATGCCGCGAGCTCCTCCGCCGAGAGGGGATTGACGTACCGGCCGATGCCGTCATTGGGAAGACGAAGCGCCACGATGCCACCCGCATCATCGAGCGCATCGTGGCCGATGCGGAAAACCTCACCGAAGGCGTGACGCTCATTGACTTCGCGGACGTGGACCGCGCACAGCTTCCGGCTTGGCTGAAGTCTTTGCAGGATTCACGCGACAAACTCGGCACGTTCATCCGTCGATTGATGAAGGAGCGACAGAATCATGGCGAAGCAGCCTAGTCGGAAGCCGTCGAAGATCAAGCCTGTGCCGATCGGCCAGATGCGCATTCCGCCCGCGCTGGTCACGCAGCGCGAGTTCCGCAAGGCCCACGGCGATCGGATCGCGGCCGAACTGGATCTCAACAAGCTTGGGTATCCGATCATCAACCATCGCGACGGCAACTACTGGGTGGTGGATGGTCAACACCGGGTCTACGCGCTGAAACAGAACGGGTTCGAGAAGGACGTGTTGGACTGCGAAGTCTACGAGGACATGTCCGACTCGGAGATGGCGGAAATCTTTCTCGGCCGCGATGCGCGCAAGCCCATTCCGCTCTACGACAAGTTCCACGTGGCGATCACGGCTGGGCGACGCCGCGAGCGGGATATTCAACGCGCCGTGGAAGCGAACGGCCAGAAGATTAGTCGCGATCAGAGCGATGGCGGCATCAGCGCGGTTGGTGCGCTGGGGACCGTCTACGACCGGAACGGTGAGGTGGTCCTCGGGCAAGTCATTCGCACCATCAATCTCGGGTTCGGTGGGGATCCGGTGGCCTTTGATCGGGCTGTGATTGAAGGGCTCGGCCTGGTGTTCAACCGCTACAACGGCCGCACGAACGAAAAACAGCTGGGGGCGAAGCTGTCGGATCTTCGGCATGGCGCGCGCGAATTGCTACGCAAGGCGGAGGCCATCCGTGAGCGCACCGGCAATCAGAAAAAGCAGTGCATCGCGGCGGCGGTCGTGGACATCTACAACAAGGGCCTCGGCCCGCGAGACTCGCATCGTCTGCCGTCGTGGTGGAAAGAAGCTGAGTAGTGATGCACAGCCTCTATCTCGCGGCGATCGTCGCCGGCGTGATTGCGTGCGGCGCGGGTGTGCAAGCGGTGCGCTCTCCCTCTGGCTCTGAAAACCGCTTGTTGGGCGTGGCGTTTGCACTCTGGGGCGTAGTGGCGGTGCTGGTGTTTGCTGGCTTGGGTTGGCGGGTGACGCGATGAGCCGCGAACCCTTGTTGACGATCGCCGACGTGATGCGGCAGTTGTCGATCCGCCGGCGCGTCGTCTATGCATTGATTCGCAAGGGTTCGCTGGTGGCCGCCCGTGTCGGGAAAGAGTGGCGCATCGCCCAAGCGGATGTCGATGGGTATCTCGAGCGCGCACGGGTGTCCTCCCGGCCAGTCGTGCGCGACGTACCCCAGCCCGGACGGCCGATTCATCACCGGCAGTTGCGAACCAGAGGCGTGGAGTTGAACGTGCCTGGCGCGGATTTCTTTCTGAAGCCACGGCGGCACGGAGCGCACTGATGGGCAAACCGATCGGCATCATCCATCACGAACCGCCGCTGACTTCGTGGTGGTGTGTGGCTCCGGCTCAGGGCTTTCTGGCCTATGTGCTTCGGGAGCAGTGGCCCCGGATGCGGGGGACGATGGCCGCCAACTTCTTGACGGGGTCCGAGTCGGGGGCGTGTGTCAGTCAGTGGCACCGACGCAAGCTGACGGGCACGACCGAGATGTTTGAGGAGTAGCGAATGTGTTGCCCGGCCAAGCTCGCAATCGGGGACGACCACGGCGACAACGAGGCCACGATGCACTGTCAGCTTGAAGACGGCCACGAGGGACCGCACGAGGAGCGTTACGACACGACCGACAGCGACGGTCACGCACAGGTTGTTGTCCAGTGGACGCGCGAGGAGTAAACCGATGCGGCCCACGTCCCTGCTGTCACAGAGACGTGAGCCTTTCCTGAGGGGAGTGCGACGAATGGACACGCAGATTGTAAACGAGAACGAATCTCCACCGCAAGCACGCAGTGACGCCGAGCGCGATCTCGAAAAGGTCGCCATCGCCCTGTCCCTGTGCTCGCGTCCCCGCAAGCTCGTCTCCCAGCTGGCCGAAGAGGAGATCCGCAGCCTGACGGATCGGGCACGACTGGCGATCAACCTCGGCAGCCAGGAAGCGCTCGACGCGGCCCATGCCGATGTGACGCTGGCGATCTCGAGATTGCCAGAGGAGAACGACGCCCATGCCGTGGCGGCTCTCGCCATCGCCACGTGGATCACGAGCATGTCGACGCAGAAAGGGGGAGTCTGATGGCGAAATGCACCATCTGCGCTGCCCTGGAGTCGGCGTTCGTGATCTATCCGAGTCACGCCGCTGTTGCCTCTCGCGTGCCACGTCGGGAGATTTGCGGACACTGCGCGGCCGATCTTGTGGACTCCGGCAAGGCCGAGCGGATTGGCTCGTTCGCGTTCGTCATGCGCGAATCAGCAGAACAGGCGGGTGCTTGATGGCCCTCGCCCACACCGATCGCACCGTCGATAACTACACCGACCTGCTAGCGAAGTCAGCCGTACCGACGCATCTCCAAGCGGGACTCGTTCGGTACTTCGTCGGGCACATCGCGCCCGGCTCGTTCGTGCTGGCAATCCTCCAGAACGATCTCGCGGGCGCCACGAAGGCCGCAGCGGACGAAGAGACGCGGGACGCCATCATCCCGATCGTGGATTGGCTCTACCGGGAAGCTCCGCCGGATTCGTGGGGCAGCATCGCCCGCGTGCGTGTGTGGCTTCAACACCGAAAGGATGGCACCTCATGAGCGCCAAGCAAGGGGCTGTCCTCCCGATGGACGAATCGCCCGTGACCGAGACCGTGACGCTGCAACATGCTACACCGCTCAGCGATGCAACCGGATTGGCGCTCGTGGTCGAACGGCTCGCCGCGAACCCAGACGTTGACGTGCTCAAGCTCGAAAAGATCATCGAGCTCCAGGAGCGGCTGCTGGCGAGTCAGGCCAAGGCCGCGTTTGATGCAGCCTTCGCCCTCATGCAGCCGGAGATCCCCGAGATCGACGAGAAGGGACGGCTGATCAATCACAAGACGGACACGCTCCAGAGTATGTACGCGAAGAACGAGGACATCCAGAAGGTGCTCCGTCCGATTCTGGCGCGGCACGGGTTCTCGCTCAGCTTCCGAACCGAGTGGCTTGACGAGCGGACGGTGGTCGTATTCGGCATCCTCTCACACCGAGACGGGCACTCGCGTGAATCCACGTTCCGGTCGAAGGCCGACGACAGCGGCAACAAGAACGCGATTCAGGCGCTCGGCTCGACCATCTCGTACGGCCATCGCTACACCACAACCGACCTCCTGAATATCACCAGCCGCGAACCAGGCAGGGGCGCGGACGATGACGGCGCGAGCAGCGAGAAATACAAGCAGCCCGCCGCCCCTGAAGGCTACGACGCATGGTGGGCCGTGCTGGAAGGGCTCGCCAAAGACGGCTTCGCGCCGCTGTCGTCCGCGTGGAACAAGTCCAAGCAGGAGTTCTGCACCTACAACGCGAAGTATGAGAAACACAAATGGGACGCCCTGAAGAATGCCGCGCTCACGGTAGACAAGGCGGCGAAGAAATGACCTTCATCGAACACGACGTGCCGCAACGATCCGACGCGTGGCGGATGCTCCGGCTTGGCCGCCTGACGGGTTCGCGGGCGCATCACATCCTCGCCAAAGGCAAAGGGAGCGATGAAGCGGTCGGCCGTCGCAACCTTCGACTGCAGCTCACTCTCGAACGGCTGACGCAGCGTCCGCAGGAGAGCGATTACATCAGCCCCGCGATGCAGGCCGGGATTGACCGGGAAGCGGACGCCTTCGCTTGCTATGAGGCGTTCACGCGGAACGTGGCCCTGCGCGCGGGGTTCCTCGCGCACACCAGCCTGATGGCCGGCTGCAGTCTCGACGGCCACATCGGGAACTTTCAGAAACTCCTGTCGATCAAGTGCCGTCAACCGGCGGCGCATCTCGAGTTTCTCCGCACCGGGAAGATCCCGGCTGATGCCTTCGCGCAAATTCTGCACGAGTTGTGGCTGACCGGCGCGCAAGAACACGACTATTTCTCGTGGAATCCAGATTTCCCAGACGCGCTGCAGTCCAAGGTAGTCACGCTCAAGCGCGTCGAGGCAGACATCGAGGCCTACGGCGCGGCGGCGCGGACGTTTCTGTCCGAGGTAGACAAGGAAGTCTCGGCCCTCGCTGCGCTCGCAGCAGAAAGCGCGGTGGCGTAATGGGCAAGCCGAGCCAGATCGACCGCGCCATTGAGGACATCGAGGGCGAGATTGAAGTCTTGCAAGCCGCCCTTGCTCGCTTGCAACGTCAGAAGGATGAGCAGCAGGCGAAGAAAGTGACGGTGACGCCGTGAGCACCCCTGAACCTCGCTACAACCCTGATAACGACGGCCCGCGAGAAACCGAACAGCTCCGGCGCTGCGACGACAATTTTAGCTCCGACTGCCGCGATGACGGGCAGTACCAAGTGTGGGACCGTGAGACGAACCTGTTCCTGAATCTCTGCCTGCCCTGCCGGCGAGCCTACGAGAACCGCGAGTTCAATCACGATCAGCGCTTCCCTCACACCGAAGGGGGCGTGGTGTACCACGAACAGCAGGTACGACGATGATGGTTGACCGCTTCAAGCTGGATCGGGCACTGGAACGTGTGCAGCGCGCGCTGGCCGTTGCCAAGGACTTTGCGGGCGAACAGCAGCGCGGCGAACTCTCCAAGCTGGTCGTGCGAGAGATGGAAGAGGGCGAGAAGGCCGCCCGTCAATTGCACTACTACGCCCTCGGGTTCGACACAGAGATCGGATAGGCACATGGCTGTCTCCCGCACCTTCCGTGTCGTGATGCAGGACGGCAAGTTCCACCTGACCGCCCCGAAGGCCTACGCCGAGTTCTGCGCCCGCATCGGCGACGGGGAAGAGCGGGACATGGTGATCAAGACGGCGGCGCAACGGCAGGGGACGCAATCCCTACGGTACCTCAGAGGTGTGGTGATTCCAGATATTGCAGAAGCCTGCGGGTACAACCCAGAAGACCCGGACGAGTGTCAGGACGTGTACGACGGTGTCATGTGGCGACTATTCAGATTGCCAGACGGGAAGTTCGGCCAGCCTCGCCGTGAAAGCTGCAGCAAGGACTCCATGTCACAAGAGCGCATCACTGAAGTGATCGACAAAATCATCGTGTGGGCCGAAACGACCATCACGGGATGCTCCATTCGTCGGCCAGAAGATGTTGAGATGGACCAGATTCGTGACCACGAGTTCGCGGCATGACGTGGAACATGCGCAGCGAATCGTTCGAAGCGGGTGCGCGGCGACGTTTCTGGGCACGTGTCCAGAAGTCTGAAGACGGATGCTGGCTTTGGACTGGCCTCAAGGACAAGGACGGCTACGGTGTGTTCGCCTACAAGTATCGGAATCACCGACCGCATCGTCTGGCATTCCAATGGGAACACGGGCCGATCGTCGGCATCGTACGTCACTCGTGCGATACACCAGCCCGTATGAGCGAACAGACGAAAGAAAAGAACGACTAGTGGTCGTGACCATCACCGAAGTGCCCTACCCGATGACACAGAGCCGGAGTGATTGCGGAGCAAACGGAACCATCTGATGACCAAGACGTTCTGCGATCGCTGCGGGAAAGAGGGGAAGGTGGACAGCATCCGCATGCCCAAGATCGGGCCGGCTGCCTCGGGGTGGGTCTACGCCGCAGTTGAACTGTGTAGCGAGTGCTGCCATGACATCGCGTATTACCTGGCTCAGGCGCCGCCAGAGAAGAAAGGCGACGGTCGCTGATGTTCTGCCCATGTCCGAAACCGCCGCCTCGCGTGAAGGTGCCGAAGGTTGGCCCGACCGCCCGCAGACGGGCGCAGAAAGCCCGTGTGGTGACGCTGGCGGAACGCGCAGTGAAGAGCCTAGTCAAGGATATGGACGGCCGGAGATGCCGCTGGCCGGACTGCGAGGTGCCGCCGTTGTCATTCTGGGGTCAACTCCAAGCGGCGCATTACAAAGCCGAAGGGATGGGCGGCGATCCGAACCTCGTGCGCTGCACGGTGGACAACATGCTGGCCGCATGTCGCTGGCATCACAGGGGGCCGAGAGGGTTGCATTCAGGGCTCGCGAAGATGGAGCCGTTGACCGAGCTCGGGACACGCGGGCCGGTGCAGTTCTCAGTAATGGAGCGTGGTGAGGGTGGCCGATGGAGCGTTATTGGCGTGACGAGTCCGCCGAAGGAGTGGAGCGAATGAATCGTTGGCGCGTCAAGGCGTCCCGCACGACACCGACGTGGTATCACGCCTGCGAAGTGTCGTTCGTTGACGCAGCCGACGCGCACGAGGCGAAGGCACTGATCGAAGGGCGCAGCGAACCCGGTAACCAGTTCCGTGCCTGGGCGATCACGCCGGCCACGCCGGAGATGGAAGCGGCGCATCAGGCTTGGCTCGATCGGTGCGCGCGATGGATTGTTGCCGCGAGGACAGCCTCTGCGCATCGGGGGATCATCCCGTGATTGTGCTGGTGTCTGGCGCGAGCCGGTATCCGCGGAGCGAGGAGGTCGGACACCTCATCATGCCGCGACAAGGGAACCGTGCCGATGCGCTCGACCTGCAGCCTGGCCGATGGGCGATGGATAACGGCGCGTTTGGCGGCGGGTTCGATCCGGGGTCGTTCGTAGACATGTTGCAGGACTTCTACGGTTTCCCTGGGTGTTTGTTCGTGACAGCACCAGACGTGATTTACAAGAGCGGCATCGGAAACGCAGCTGAGACGCGCAAACGGTGGCCGTTCTGGTCGCGCCTGATTCGCGGGCTTGGGTTTCCGCCGGCGTTTGTGGCACAGGACGGGCTCCAGTTGCATCAGGTGCCGTGGGATGAAATGGGCGCGCTCTTTATCGGCGGGAGCACCGAATACAAGGAAGGCCGAGACGCGCAGAATTTGTGCTCCTACGCCAAGGCGATCGGGATCTGGGTGCATTGGGGCCGCGTCAACGGACGCACGCGCTACACGAAAGCCAAAGAGCGCGGCGCGGACTCGATCGACGGCACAGGGTTCTCGATCGCACCGGACATCAACATCCCACTTGTAGCCGAGTGGGAGCGTGATCGAGTAGCGCAACCTGGGCTCGCGCTATGACCACGTTTGTGCTCGTCTGCGGCTGTCGCGCGGTGCCCTCGGGACATCCCGCAGGACGGTGGCGGCAACAGGGTGTTGTCGGGGAAGTGGGATCTTCCCGCGAGCACAATTCAGAACGACGACGATGAGGGGTAGCGACCGTCACCGATGTGTCCTACCCAGTGACACAGAGCCTGAGTCATCTTGGAGCGAACGGAGTCACCGAATGACGATCGGTACAAAGAGTGTTCTCTACGGCGCGCACTGTTTCTTCCTGCATCCGTGGTTCGTCGCTGCGGCATGGTGGCAGCTGTACGGCTTCCCGTGGGACCCGCGCCTCTGGGTCGCGTTCTTCGTGCATGACCTCGGCTACATCGGGAAGCCGAACATGGACGGGCCGGAGGGCGAGACGCATCCGCTGCTCGGCGCTCGGATCATGGGTCGGCTGTTCGATCGACTTCGAAACGGCGGACGCCCCATTCGCGGCGTTCCACAGGATCTCTCTCAGTGGTTCGTCATAAGGGACGGCGAGTGGCTGGGTCGCTGGGCTCGATTCTCCCTGCTGCATTCCCGGTACTACGCGAAGACGCTCGGCCTGCAACCGTCGCGACTCTGCATCGCTGACAAGCTCGCGATTGCGCTGACGCCGGCGTGGCTCTACCTGCCGATGGTGCGCGCGACCGGAGAGATCCACGAGTACATGGCGCACGCGCACTATCGATCGAAGGGCAACGAAGCCCTGAGCGCCGACGAACGTGCGCGTGTCACCTCCGGGCGTGAGCGCGATTGGTATACAGGCGTGCAGTCGTACTGCCGGCGCTGGGCGACGGAACACGCCGACGGCAAGCGCGACACCTGGACGTCCGATGCTCGACAGCGAGCAAAGGTCAACTCGGACGGCGTTTGGAAGTAAGCGAAGAAAGTCAGCAAAAATGATTGATTCGCAGGCGGACACGAGTGGTAGAATCGGAGCGAGTCGAGGCCGACAGGGTTGTGACCCCCTGCCGACCTCTAACCAGCACGCAGTAGGAGCTGCGCACATGGCTGAGAATCAATCTAGTCTACCCCAATCCCGACAATCTAGCCCCGCTGAATTTTCGCCTGCGAGCCGCTATGCCGTAGGTCGCCAGCCCTGCGCGAACTTCACGCCGAAGGACGAACTGTTCCCCGGCAGCGGCAACGTCCACGAGTGCCTTGCACCGTTCGGCGCTCCGATTGAGGAGCGATGCGCCGTGACGCGCGGGGGCCTCGTGTCGTTCTGCACCAACTGTAATCGTGATCACCATCAGGACGGATACGAGAACTGCGACGGTTACTGGTCGAGGCCGTTGCGACCCATCGCGAAACCCGAAGCTAAGCCCAAGGTGCGCCGATGAGCGCCACCCCTCGCCCGTGGACAACCGAGGGTCGCGAACCATGACCTTACAACGCATCTTGCGCGTGACGCAATCGCCCATGAACGCCGAGCGATGGTGCTTTGACTTGGTGTGCGGCCACGAGGCGTGGGTCACCAGTAAGCGGCGACCACAGACGATGCGGACGTGGCGCAATAGTGAGGGCGAGAAAATGATCAGCCCGCGCTCAATGCCGTGCCCGAAGTGCAAGAGTGAACCATGACCTGGGTCAAGTTCGACGACGGCTTCCCTGAGCACCCCAAGGTACTCGGCCTGTCCGATACCGCGTTCAGTCTCCACGTCCGTGCGATCTGCTACGCCGCCCGCAACCTGACCGATGGAATCATTCCCCGCGTCTGGCTCAAGGGCGCGAAGGCCGCGATCCTCCTAGCCGTCCAGCAGCTGATCGAAGCCCGACTGTGGACCGAACACCCAGACGGATGGGAAGTGCATGACTACCTCCAGTACCAGCCGAGCCGCGCGAAAGTCGAACAGCAGCGCGAGCAAAACAATACGCGCGTGAAACGGCACCGTAACGCATTACAGCCGCGAGACTGTAATGGTAGTGAAACAACACCCCGTCCCGTCCCGTCCCGTCCCGAAGATCCAATCAACAGATCGGATCTTACGGGCGCTCTACCGGTAACACCGCCTGCGCGCGCGACTTCCGCCGCCGGCATGTCACCACTCGCATGGGGAAATAAGCACTCCGATCATATAAGCGGTTTCTGTGATTGGATGTGTTTTCCTTCGGATTTGGCTGGGCAATTTGCATCACGGTTCAATCCGAGCGATCCGGACGCTGGGCTAGTGGATGTGCGCGACTGGGCCAAGTCTGTCCGGCGCTCGTGGGAAGAAAGCGGACGGGTTCCTGCCGGCACGAAGTGGTACGACTGGTGGAACGACCGCTGGACTGAGGCGCACGGCGACGGAAAACCCGTCACGGATGGCGCGGCCGGCAAGCAACGGCGGACGCGTGAAGCCCTCACCCGCTTCGTGGAGCACGGCTGATGGAACAACTTAAGAGCATCGCGGATCGTGTCCTGGCGGGACATGTGGAGCCGCGCCCGAGCACGTCACGGGAAGCCCGCCAGCAGTTTGCGAAGGCGCTCGATCACCTCGCTGCGGCCTACCGTCACGAGATGGTTGATGAGGCCGTGGCGGTCTACTGGCACGCGCTGAAAGACATCCCGCTTGAGATTCGCGCGGAAGGGATGAGCCGGTGCGCGGCCACGTTGAAGTTTTTTCCGACCGTGGCCGAGCTCCGGACAGCCTGCTGTGACGTGGTCGATGAGCGGCGGAAGCGCGCGGCCGTGACCGCGAAGGTGATTCAGGAAGGGTGCCTGGTGTGCCTCGGGACGGGCTGGCAGAACGTCACCGTCAACGGCGAACTGAAGGCGGCGCGCTGCGATTGCTTCAAGCGTGCGCTCAAGTTGGTGCAGGACGCAGGGCAGGCGATTCAACGGCCAGCCCTCGTGGAGCATCAGGAAGATCCGCTGTGATTCTCGATCAGCGAAGGGCAGGGAGCGAATGACTCAACGCGAAGAAGGCTTGCTATGTGCTGCGAGGCAAGCCCGTCGCCGAGCGGAGGAATACCGCGAGTTCGGCAACAAGAAAAACCGCAGACGCATCGGAAGCGGCGATTGGCAGTTCAAGATCGCTGAGGAGTTAGACAATCTCGCGGCTTGGTGTGAGTGCGAAGCGAATACCTACACGGGCGCGAGTCTGGTGGTGATGCCATGAAACCCGGTGACACCTCGCATGCCGCGATGGTCCGTTTGACGGACACCGAGTATGCCGAATTGCAGCGCTTGAAAGATCACTATCGGATCTCGCAACCCCGGGTGATGCGCATGGCCTTGTCGAAGTTGGCACGGAGATCCCGAGTCCTGGGCGATCGTGGGAGCTGGATAGGTACGAACGAGGGGCCGAGCAAATGACTGAACCACGACAGAAGCCGGGCCGCTCGAAGCAGAACTACGTGACCCCGGACAACTTCATCAACGCGGTAAAAGCGCGACTCGGTATCACGCGGTTCGCGCATGACTTCGCGGCCGACGCGACTAACCGGAAGGCGTTGACGCACTTTGATGAGGAAACCGACGCGCTGAGCGTGCCTCGATGGGAACTGTCGTTGGAACTAGGTGGCTGTCCCGTGAGTGGTCAGAACTGGGGCTGGTTGAATCCTCCATTCTCCAACATCGGCCCGTGGGCGAAGCGCTGCCGTGAGACAAGGAACGCCGGCGGATCGATCGCGTTCCTCGTGCCGGCCGCCGTGGGATCGAACTGGTTCCGTGATCACGTGGACGGACACGCGCTCGTGTTGTTGTTGAACGGTCGCATTCACTTCATGCCGGATCGGCCGAATTGGGGCTATCCGAAGGACTGCATTCTGGCGCTGTTTTCGCCGCTGATTGCGCCTGGATACGAAGTCTGGACGTGGAAGAACACTGCCAAGCGGAGGACAGCCGCATGACAAACGATCAGCACGCAGCCATCTTAGACGCCCTCGCCCGCGATGAACGCGCGGATCAGGACGCCTCCGAAGACGACGCGCCTGAGTATGCGGCCGAGTGTGGGGAGAAAGCCGCCGCCTGCGAGGCTGGAGCTGCCGCCCTCAGGCGAGGGACGTGCCTCTGGACAGAGGATTCCTCGGGTGAGTACTGGACAAGCGAATGCGGCCAGACGTGGACCTTTTCGAACGATGGATCGCCCAGCGAGAACGGCATGACGTTCTGTTTTGGCTGCGGGAAGGAACTGGCATGAGCCGTCCTCGCTCCGGCCATCACAAGTATGGGGCGGTCGCCACGACGGTTGACGGCATCCGATTCGCCAGCAAGAAGGAGAGCCTGCGCTACCTTGAATTGAAGCTGCTGGAGAAGGCCGGGGAGATTAAAGGGCTCGTGCTACAGATGCCGTATGACCTCCACGCATTCGGGGCGACATCGCCGCGCGACAAGCTGCTGGGGCGCTACATCGCTGACTTCTCCTACGTCAACACGCGCACGGGGCGTCATGTCGTGGAAGACGTGAAAGGCTTCAGGACGCCCCTGTATCGCTGGAAAAAGAAGCATGTCGAGGCTCAGTATGGCATCGAAATCGTCGAAATCTGAAGCGGGCGCCAGGGCCTTGGCAGAGGAGTTGATCGGATGACGCCGTTGGCGTTTTCAGCGTACTTGGTGACTTGTGAGACTACCGGCAAACGGTACATCGGTATCACGTCCGGAGATGTCGCACGACGTTGGAAGGACCACATTTACTACTCTCGTCGCCGAAGGTCGCGAGCCTCAGCCCTTTCTGATGCCATCAGGAAGTACGGCCCAGAAGTGTTCTCTGTGTTGGAGGTCTGCGCGGCTCGGTCGCTCCAGGATGCCGTTGCGGTTGAGCGCATTCTCATTCAGCAATTCGGCACGTTCGCTCCTGTCGGTTACAACCTCACGCTCGGCGGTGAAGGGCGATTTGGCTACAGGCCATCGCCTGAATCAGTAGAGCAGAGCGCAGCGAAGCACCGTGGGCGTCCATGCCATCCAAATACTCGGTTAGCTGGAAGGCGCACGCATTTAGGGAAACAGAAGACGCTCCCGCATCGGGAGCGGATCGCCGCTGCAAAGAGAGGCGTTCATCGAAGCGAGGCGACCAAGGCGAAACTGCGTGCGTATTGGGCCGCGCGTCGTGACCGAAACGAGTTCACGACATCACAGCCCTACGAACACCACGCCCGGAGAACTGCATGAAACCACTGGCGGTGGATTTGTGCGCGGGCCTTGGCGGCTGGACAGATGGGCTACTCGCAGAAGGATGGGATGTCGTCGGGTTTGATATTGAACGCCATCAGTACGGAGATGCGCACTATCCGGCCCAACTGGTGCTGCAGGACATCCGCACGATCGACGGTCGGCAATTCCTTGGAAAAGTTTCGCTCATCGTGGCTTCGCCCCCCTGTCAAAAGTACTCGTACATGGCGATGCCGTGGACTCGCGCGAAAGACTTGGCGCGCTGGTATCGAGATCCAGAACACCCGGAGCGCATCGTTGAATTGAATGAGCTATTTGACACCTGCTTCCGCATTGCAAGAGAGGCCAACTGTCCAATCGTCCTCGAGAACGTGCGTGGAGCTCAACCTTGGGTTGGCCGGGCACGCTGGATGTACGGATCGTTCTACCTCTGGGGCGATGTGCCGGCACTGATGCCGATCACGCGGAAACACGTCAAGGTGCCGACGATGGGCGCTGGCTGGTATCCGCCCGACCACCCGAAACACGTTCGCGGCCTTGCCTTCAACGGGCACGCCGATAGAAACCTGCGCGCCACGAAGAACGAAGGCGGCTCGTGGTTCGCCATCGCGCACAACACCACGAGCGGACACGGGCAGAATCCAGACGGGCGGAAAGCGCCAAGCGGAACGCAATGGTTCAATGACGGGCCGCGCACGCCCGATAGCCTCGCCAGCATGGGCGGCAAATCGACCGCCCGCAAGGCCGCCTCCGCACACATCGCGAAGATTCCGTTGGCACTCGCCAGACACATCGCCCGCGCCTGGTATCCGGTATGCGAGGCTCATGCCGGCTGATGACTCTCCGGCGTCCCAGGCCCAAGCGGACAAGCGAGCGGCCGAGGATCGTGCGCATCTCCGCGCTGCGGAAAAGCTGATGGTGAAACTCTTAGATGGCGATCATCCCGTGAAGGTGAGAAAAGCCGTGTATGACTGGTTAGCCGCACAGGCGGCACGAGAGGACGGGAGAACGTAGATGACGACGAAGGACGACGATCTGGAATCCTGCGGAGACACCGAAGTCCCTGAGGCCGATGCGGAGGCGTTACAACTCTCTTCGCTGATTGAACGGATCGCGCGCGAGCGCGATAGAGCTCGGCGTCGTGCCAGCGAATTTAGAGCCCAAAACGAGCCCACGCACGCGTTCGGATGCGATTCTATTGCCGTCGTGCTGTCGGCCATTCTTGCCGATGCTGAATCAGCGAAGGCTCTCCAATCCGCCTCCGTGGCGGTGAATCAGAGCCGGGAGACTGTCACGACCCCAAGTCTTCCGCCGTCTTCTCCTCTCGCCCTACAGGCGGTCCCCGGTGACTCGTGGGCAGGCGTCGAGTTGATTGCGCGCGAGCGTCAGCGACAGATCGCCGTCGAAGGCTGGACTCCGGAACACGATGACAGCCAAGAAGGCGCCGAGTTGTTGCAGGCGGCGGTCTGGTACCTCGACAACGGTGCCGAGTATGACTTCGGGCTGAGTGTGCCGCCGTGGCCGTGGGAGCGATCGGCATGGAAGCCGAGCGACGATCGCGTGGATCAACTCGCGAAGGCTGGCGCGCTCATTGCCGCCGAGATCGATCGCATTCAACGGCGGGACACCCCCACAGGAGGATCAGATGAACCGCACACAAGCCCGGAAACGGAAGTCGCGGGCACGACCGAACGGGCAGAGGCATCCCACGAAATCGCTCCGCTGGTGCCGGCGGTGCCGGAAGTGGATCCCCGAGGACGAGTGGTGACGTGCCCTCGCCGATGCTCGGTGACGACGGATCGAAATGTGTGCGCGGCGGAATCAGGGCTGAGCATTACCGTGTGCTGCTGCGACTGCCACGCGGTATCGTCCTCATCCCCTGTGACGGCCGAGACGTTGATCAAGCGGCTGCGTGCCAACGCTGAATTGCTGGAGCAAGCCTACCCGAACCTTGTTGAAGAAGCCGCAGACGCCCTCGCCTCCCTCACCCACGAGCGCCAGGAGGCCGAGACGCAGCACAAGGCGACGCTCATCGGCTACGAGCAGGAAGCGGATCGCCTGACGGCTGAGGCTCTCGCCCTCCGTCAGCAACTCGCCGAGCGTGACGCGCAGATCGACCGGCTGTTGGCGAGGGTTGCGGGTGCTGAGCACTGCTACCGCGAGACTGCCGATCGCCTGGATACCCTCCAAGCCGAACAGTGTCGATTCTTCAACGCGAGAGAAGACGAGTCTATTGCCGAGGCCGCTACAAGACGGTTTATGGAAGTCTCAAAGACGACTCGCGCAACCGCCATCGCCCACACGATCGATCAGGTGCTCCAGATCGTGCGGAAGCGGCACATCCCCGGTCATTCAGTTGTCACCCCGGTACTGCACACGATCGAGCAGGAAGTCGCCGCCCTCCGTCCCCAGACAGGAGAGACGACGAACGAGAAGGACAAGGGGTGACCAGCGCCTCACGGTATACTGAGCCAGAACCATGTCAGACAAGCCGCTGACGCCGAAACAGGCGCGTTTCGTGGCCGAATACCTCATTGACCTGAACGCGACCCAAGCCGCGATCCGTTCCGGGTACAGCGCGAAGACCGCGGCTGAGCAAGCTTCCCGCTTGTTAACCAATGTCAAGATTGCCGAAGCGGTCGCCATAGGCCAAGGCGCTGCGCTCAGAGCCGCTGGTGTGACCGCTGAGCGGGTCATGCTGGAGGCTGCACGTCTGGCCTTTTCCGACGTGCGCGGCCTTTTTGACGCGGAGACAGGCCGACTACTGGATGTGTCCGCGCTGAGTGAGGATATGGCGCGGGCGGTGGCCTCCGTTGAGGTGTTGCGCGAGAAGTCCACCCGGCGCGTCGGCGAGGATACCGAGACAGACACTCAAGAACAAGTGATGAAAATCCGCGTGTGGGACAAGCCGCGCAGTCTGGAGCTGCTCGCGCGGTGCCTCGGAATGCTGAAGGATAGGGTGGAGCACGGCGGCTCAATCGCGTTCATCAAGAAAATCGAGCATGTCCACGAGCCCGGCGCCTAGCGATACCTGTCGCATGATTTGGCGCGGGAAGCACTCTGGCGCCCTCCTTGATACCACCACGCGCGAACTTGACATCGAAGGCGCCGTGCGCGCCGGCAAGACTACCGTCTGCCTCTGGCGTGAACTGAACGCGTGTCTGGAACATCCTAGTATCTACGGTCTCCTAGCGCGGTGGACAGACACCGGCGTGTATGGGCTGGTGCTCCCCATCTGGCGCCGCATCTGCGAACAAGCTGGCGTCGCACTGAAGTGGCATCCCGATGAGGAGTACGACGAGCTGCCCAATGGTAGCCGCATGTATGTGCGCGGGTTGAAAAGCCAGGACGCCACGCTGCGCTACAGCAAGTTCCGCGGGCTGACGCTCTCGAGAGTGTACGTGGATCAGGCTGAGGAAGTGCCGCAGGACGTGTATCTTGAACTGGCCGCGCGTCTCAGCCAAGCCGGATTCCCCCATCAGATCACGATTTCGCCGCAGTCGGTCGCGAATGACCACTGGATTGCCAAGGAGTTTCCCGAGGATAACCGCTTCCTGCCGCATCGCCGACTGCTGCAGTTGTCCGTGTACGACAACGCGCACAACCTTAGTGACGAGGTCATTCCGGCCCTGAAACGGCTGTATCCGCCTGAGCATCCTCAACATCGGACGCTGCTGCTGGGCTTGCGTGGGCTCAACGTCATCGGGGAGCCGGTCTACAAGGGCGCGTTTGTGCGGGCGATCCACGAGGCGACGGCTGAGTATGATCCGTCGCTGGCGCTCGAAATGGCCTTGGACTTCGGCAAGCACCACCCCTGCGCGGTGTTCCGCCAAGTGTCAAGCCTCGGCCAAGTGCGGTATCTGGGCGGGATTCTGGGCCAACAGCTGTATCTAGATGACTTTCTCGACATCGTGTTGCAGTATCGGGCGCAGTGGTTCCCGCAGCCGGTGGAACTCCGGGAGTGTATGGATCCGGCTGGGGCTGCGGACACCTCCCACGGGACGGATGGCGCGATTGTGACGCTGCGCAAGCGCGGGATGAAGCCGGTCTATGTGGAGGGGGCCAACTCGCCCGCGGTCCGCTTGGCGATGGTGGAACGGCTGGCAAGCCTGATGCGGAAGCGGGCCGCCAACCGGCAGGAGGCCCTGATCGTGAGCAATTCTGAGCGCTGGCTGAGGATTTCGGAGCAAGCGACGTTGGTGGATCGGTTCGTGGCGGATGCGTTCGAGGCGGGCTACGTCTGGGATCAGCACATGGTCTCAGTGGGGTCAAAGCAGATGCGCAAGCCGAAGAAGGACGGCTGGTATGAGCACGGGATGAACTGCTGCGAGTACCTGGAGTGCAACTTTGGCTCCGCGCCGCCGGTCAAGGAGCCCCCGAAGCGGGAGAAGCGGCCCCCGTTACAGGCGGGCCGTCAAGGGTGGATGGCCTAACCCCTATGTCAGACATCACATTAACGGACACATCAGACAGCACCTCCGACACTGCAGCCGACGTGGATCGCCTGCTGACGGCGTCCCGCGGGGCGCATGAGCGCGCGAAGTCGGCACGCCATCACAAGCGCCCGGATGCGCTAGCCCTACTCATAGAAGCGCGCGATCTGCGGGTGCAGGCGCACCAGCTTGATCCAGAGCACACGTCCCCGGCCTGGGCGTTGGAGGAGACGAGCCACGCGGCCTATATGGCGTTCTATCAGCAGAAGGTGCCGTGAGCTTGTGGCTGTGATTGTGGTATTGTGTGGGAGTGGCGAAATCGGAGCCCACACACGAGTCCGTCTCGGTTCGACTCCCGCGTGGGTTGTGGGCGCGGGTACGGAGGCGGTCGTTTGATGAGCGCGTGCCGGCGTCGGTGCTCGTCGGGTTGGCAGTTGAGCGATGGCTGGCGAGCGTCGAGCAGTCGCCCGCGCGTCGAGCGCCCGTTGATGCTCAGGTGAAGGTTCGGCAGACGACCATGGAACCGGGCGGCTACACCTACGAGCCGGAAATCTGATGGCTGGCCGCGGTTGGAAGCGGGTCGACGTAGAAACCGCCAACTACGGTGGCCTTTATGCCATCTGTGAGGGGAGACGCGTAGTTTACATTGGGCAATCGTCGATGCTTTCACGGCGGCTGGCCGCGCACGCCTACTTTCGAGCTACGAGTCGCGATGTCCGATGGGTGAAAGCGTGCGTGGTCGAGGACCGTGGAGAGCGAGAGGTGGCCGAGGAACGTCTCATCAGGAGACTGTGCCCACCACTAAACCTCGCCCTTAACGCGCGTCGGCGGCAACAACATGACGATCCAGAAACGAGCCGATTCGCTGCTGAAGTGACGAAGCAACAAGCCCTCCGGATCGACCCGGCCCTATGGCGTCGTGCTCGCATGAAGGCGATCATGGACGGGCACTCCATGAACACCGTGGTGCAGGAGTTGCTGATGATGTGGTTGGACGAGTGACTGTGAACTGTCGGCGGTTTCGGGAGGCGTGATGGGCATGATCCTCGCTGGCGGTCCTGATTCGCGCTGCACCTATGGGCTCCACGTCTACGTGCCGCATGACGTGACATGCGAGTGTGGGGCGGAGCCTACGCCAATGGGCCGTCGTCAAGGGCTGGTGAGCCATCCAGAGCGGGGTCCGATGTTGGAAGAGGCCGCCGTGTCCGAGCGCGCGATGCTCAACTACGATCTGGAGTATCGACGGGCGATGGCACGATACGACGCCTTTGTCGCCTCCACAAAGGACGAGTAATCCTCATGGCGGAGACCTTCGATCAACAACTCGCCCGGTTGCGTTCGCTCGCTGCCATCGAACTGGATGACGATCCGATGGACCCTATCGGCGTGGCGGATCAAGCTGCCCTCGCGGAACTGCTCCGCCGCTGGGATGCGATCCATGCGCCCAAAGTACCGCGTCCGTGGACGGCTGACGAGATGCGCGTGGCTGAGTGCGATGCGCGCCGGATCCTCTCGCAGTACCCGCCGACGATAGATGGTGCGTCTCAGGCAACGAGTTCAGCTGAGTGGCGCCAGCATCCCGTGTTGCAAGGCAAGGCAGCCATCATGAATACGATGAACGAGAAGGCCGTCGAGTTCTGCGCGCTGGTCGATCTGGTGACGGCCCCAGCTTCATTCCCGGCGTATATTGCGATCGATCCGCGTTGACACCGGCACCAGTACACCCTAGCATGAGGGAGATTCCAGACCATGAAAGTCTTGCGCTTGTTGATCGTCTTGCGCTGGTGGTTGCCACTGGTATTCATGCTCGGTGTCCTGTGTAGTCTTGGCGCGTGTCACACCAATTACGATCCTGATCAGCATCCTGACGGGGTGTACGCACATAACATCGTCATTCGTGACGTGCAGGGCGAGTGTTGGCGTGTACTTGTTCTGTCGAGCAAACATACCTATCTGGAACATCTCAAGCCCGAAGCGTGCGAACGGCGGACCGAGCGATGAACAGGCGATCGTTTCTGCCAGCAGCATAAGGGAGCATCCCGTGAACAAAACGTGGAGCGATGTGGAAGAGGCAGCGATGGGGCGCCCCTGGACTGACGCCCCGTTTTTGACGCTCGCCTCGCCTTATCGTGCGCTGTTTCATCAGGCGGTAACGATGGTCGAACTCGGCCAGATGACACGCGAAGAGGCGCTGATTGCCCTCTCGCTCGCGCTGCTGGATGGTAACGAGCGCCAGCACGCGGAACTAGTTGACGCCTACAACCGCCGTCCGCCCGCGCCGATCATTCTACAGGGGATCTCCCATGAATAGGCGATCATTTCTCCTGTCGGTGGCGGCGGTACCCCTCGCGACCGTGAGCGTGCGGCAGTCGGTGCGTCCGCGCTCAGCCTCGCGGCGCATCATTGACGGCGTCACGGCCGACGAGCGGAAGGCGCACGCGATGCGGGTGCTCGTCCATTACCCGGCGACGTTAGCGGGTCTCCGTGCAGCGTTTCACTCAAAGGAATGGGGCTCTGATCCTTGGCTGCGCGATGCGTGGCTGGATGGACGGCGCGGTATTCTGACGTGGCCAGACGGCTTCGCGGCCGATCTGCTGATGCCGTGGGGTCAGGACGCGCAGTGACTCCTGAAGTCCGCGCTGCGCTCGGTGTCACGGCGCTTGCCATCCTCGCCCGCTATGCCCCTCCCCCACTAGATGTGCAGGAGTTCCGCCGCCGTGCCGCCTTGGAAGGCGATCAGCGAGTCGCCGCCAAGCGGAACTACGAACTGAATCAGAGCGTGCTACAGGCCATGAACGATCCGGAGTGGAAGCGGCATCCGGTCCTGCAGCGGGCGTTTTTCGATGCGGCGAACGCGCGGATCCAGGTGGATGACTGGTCGTTGGAGGTGATTGCGTGGGCGGATCGGCTGGCGGCCATCGGACAGGAGCCAGTGAAGTCGTGAGTGCTCCCAAGTCCAGTGGTCGCACGGTTGACGATTACGAGTGGCTGCACCTTGCGGCCCTCATGATGCGCGACGGACGCACGCAGGCAAACCTGAATGAACTGGAGGCGCGTCGTTACAGGCAGTGCAGAATAGCCGAAGACGCCGACGTGCAACGAATCCTCCATGTCCCGGACGCGCGATGCCCTTTGCAAGAGCCGCACTTCCCGCACGAATGCGGACGGCGTTTTGATCTGGGTGGGTTCAAGTGAGCGTCTGTCCACGGTGCGGGGCCGATCGACCCGCGAAGTGTCCGGCCTTTTTCCAAGTTCACAGAGACAACGGCACGGGAACTGAGTACGTGTGCAGTTTGCCGGAAGATCATTCATGGCCGCATCGGGCACTGCACGCGAAGACAGGCGCGGTCGTGGCATCATGGGGATTTACGCCAGGCAACGCAGTGAATGGGACGGTGGCCGCGATTCATGGCTAACCTCTCCATCCCCCCTGACTTCCAGACGTTTGCCCAGCAGCTGGCGGCGCGTTCTTCGGACGGGATCGAGCAGTTCCGTCAGCATATCCTGTCCGATGATCTGCTGCTCTGTGAAGTCGTCGCCGGCGGGAAGTTTACCTGGATGCGTGAGTTTTTCAACTACACGCGGGCCAACGGGTTCGTTGCCCCGACCGACGTGGGCGAGCAGTTGTACGTCCACTTCTGCGAGCAGGTCCGGCGCCGCTTCAATGCCGGCGAGACGGATCCCAAGAAGGTGGCTGGGATGGTGCTGGACAAGGCCGAGGTGAAGACACCTCTGACGGAACTGGAGAAGGATCGGAGCTGGAAGATCGAGACGGAAGCCTCAGAGGACGGGTTCCGCTCGCGGTATGGTCCAGCGGGCGATCCCAATGCGGAACTGGACAAGGTAATGGACCGGGGGCGAACGGTGGCGCCGATCGTGGTGAAGACAGACAAGGAGTAGCGCCGTGGCAGTGGATGAGATCATCGAGATTGACGAAGACGGCAAGGTTCACGGCAACGACCTTGAGCACGAGGTAGCCAGCGTTTTGAATCGGTTCAGCGCGGAGAACCCATCGAACACGCCGGATTGGATTCTCGCGCAGTTTCTGCTCGGCTGTCTGGCGGCGTGGAATCAGGGCATCCAGCAACGTGAGACGTGGTACGGTCGGGACGCGAGGCCAAGGGGCGGCAGTGGCCTGGCGCCGATGGACCTCGCATCGAAGACACAGGAGTAACCCCGATGGACATGCGCACAGGTGAGACGTACCCCTCGTTGAAGGAGGCACTGGAGGCCGGAGTGCCGGAGTCAGACATCGCGCTCGTGGAGCAGGAACCCGGCAAACCGCCGCGCGTGACGTTCCCGAAGCATCAGCCGTTCAAGTCCTTCAAGAACCGCGTCGTGACAGGAGAGCAGCATGGCGATTGACATGGGCGGCATCAAACGCGCCCCGATGGATCTTCCCCCTCATCCGCGAGCGGACAAGGTGACGATCACCCCGGCACAGGGCGGCGGGTTTGCGGTGGAGTGCCAGCGGGACGGCGGCGTGGAAACGTCGGTGCTACCGGACTTCAACGCCACGCTGGACTACGTTGCTTCGGAGCTTGGGGGAGGGGAACAGGCCCAGCCCGAGATGTCGATGGGGCCACCTGAGGAGATGGCCTAGCTTGTGGCGAAACACAACTTGGCGCTTGGGGCGCCAAACTGTCACAACATCGTGCCGGGTGACGATGTGGCACCATTCGACTCGCGTCCAACCTGCCGGCTGACTATTGAGTGCTCGGATGGTACCGTCGCGTGGGCCGACATGACGATCCCCGAGGAACTCCGGGACTTGGATGGCGACATGTACCGAGAGCGGTATCTGGTGCCTGCCGCAGGTGCTGCGTGGTCAATGATGCGGAAGCACTTGCGGGACCACTATCGATTCAAGCTCCAGAATTGACAGGCACAAGTACACGCGCGTAGGATGAGAGCCGAGCCCTTGAACGAACCGACACGTACAGCCGTCCCGTGCGATTGCGGATCATGGCCGCACCGTTTTGGTTGCGCGTTCCTCAAGTGGTGCGTGGCTGAGCGCAAGGCCGGGTTCTGTTCTCGGTGCCACAAGGCGCTCATCAGCGAGCGCGACGGACACATCGTCTACTGCCCCACCGGATGCTCTCACGAGATGAGCGGCGAGGCCGCCCTTGACTTCATGGACGCGACCGGATCCGGTTGGATCCGAAAGCTGGTCACTCCGTGACGCCTCCTGACGCCTTCACCCGCTGGGCGCAGTCGAACGCCATCCCGCAGGAATATTGGCATCTCTGCCGGCAAGCGTGGGAGGCTGGCGTTCGCCATCGGCATCTCAACGCGCCTTTCACCATTGCCGATGCGACGGGCTGGTCAGAGACCGATGCGATCGCCACCACGGGATGCAAGGCGACCGTCTCCAGTCGATTGGACACATGACTGTGGGCTACGCCGCTCGCACCAACCTGCGCAGTCCTGACGGCAAAGACACCGCCGCCGCGTACGCCGCTCAGTTACAGTCCACCGTCCGCCAGCTCAAGACACCCCGGCAGTATCAGCGCTTTCTGGATACCTTCCCCGCTGAGACACGAGACGATGTCCGGCAACTCACCAAAGCCTATTGCGAGTGGGATCTCGACGCCATCAGGGCAGAGGACGCATTGATCGCACGGGCGGCGACGGTGGCGGCGCGGACAGCAGGTGGCACATGACGATCGAAGTAGCACTCGCGAGCGGTTCAGTTGAAGCCTTCACGGCCGACGCGCCCATTCGCGTGGATGTGGATGAAGGCCGCGCGCTCATCATCAGCTACTCGCACGGGGAAGTCATTGCCGTGTTCGCGCCGGGCGTGTGGAGTTCGGCCAAGAAGCAACCGGATCGCGTGAGGACGCTGGACGAATGACACTCCCCGCGAAGCCACCGAAGCGCAACCCAAACGATACCACCTTCCGCAACCTGAATGCCTTGAAGGTGCGGGTGGCGAAGTTGGAAAAGCTCGTGGCGTATCTGGCGAGTTGTCACGAGCCGAAGAAGGTCGGCGCGAAGCAGACGTAACAGAGTTTCGATCCTCTCAGTGACGCGGACTAATTACCCGCGCTAAAGGCACTCCCGAGCCGCACTGAGGAGGAACAACGGGACACGACAGCACGGGGCTGTGTGACGACTCTGCGATGACAGAGGCGCTTACACAGCCCCTTTTGTTTTGTCCCGACTTTTTGGAGGCCGACATGATCAAGAGACGGTCGTTTCTGACGGCGCTGACGGGTCTGTTCGTGGTGCCCGCTGTTCTCAAAGGCAGCACGCCACGCGTGGATCCATCAGTCGTCGTGGATCGAGTGCCGGTGACGCCCCTGCCACCCGCAGGATGGCCGCAGCGTGCGGTCAGATGGTTCACGGACGAACTCGGCCGACAACTTGCCGATATGCGCCCACAGTTGGACCCCGCGCTGGATCGCACCCTGCCGTACACGCCAAGTGAAGCGGTGCAGATCAATATCGCTGCTCGCGATGGCGCTCGAACAGGCCCCGCCTTGGGGCCGTCTGCGATGGGCAACCAGCGACTGACGCCGTGGTCCACCGAAGACGACATTCGTTACGCCGCGCGCCATGTCGCGGAGGCGTGTCGGCGCGAGGGATTGACGCGGTTCGGCCATCTTCCGCTTCCCTCCGGCATGTATGCGGTGGAGCGGTGTTCCTCACAATCGCTCGGCGTGTCGGTCAGGCTGTGCGTGAACTACGACATTTCCGCTGACATGCAGGCCCTGCGTTTCGACGTGTTAGGAGCACGCGGGTAAGGTGGCTGAAGGCGCTGATCTCGACATCCGCCCCGCCCGTTCGGTGCAACTCGTCACCGCTGGCCGGGACGTGTCTCCCGAGGATCAGCGAGACAGCAAAGCCGCCGAAGCGGAGCGCCTCCGCAAGCAAAAGCTTGTGGAGGAAGGCATCCGCCGCTGGAAAGCCTGCTCGGAAGCCGAAGCCAAGCAACGCCAGCGCGAGAAAGAGGATCTGGAGTTTGCCCGCGCGCTCCCCGAAGATCAGTGGCCCGAGGAACTGCTCAGAACCCGTGCCGGCGGGACGATCAACGGCATCGTGACGGCGGCGCGTCCCTGCCTCGTCATTCCCAAACTCAATGCCCCAGTTGATCAGACGGTCAACGAAGCGCGCAATGCCCGACTGAGTATCCGGGTCAAGCCCAAGGGGCAATTCTCGAACAAGAAGGGCGCCCAACTCCGCCAGGAGATGATCCGTGCGATCGAGGTGGACAGCAACGCCACCCAGCCGCGGCTGTGGGCACTCAACCGAGCCGCCATCTGCGGCCGGGGCTGGTATCGCGTCGTGAAGGAGTACGCCGCCGATGGCGACTTCCTGATCGATCTCGTCACGAAGGGCATTCCGAATCAAGGCTCGGTCTACTGCGATCCCTTCGCGAATGAACCAGACAAGTCCGATGCCGAGTTCATGTTTGTGACCTCGGACTTCGCGCCAGCCGAATACAAGCGGCGGTTTCCGAAGAGTGAACTGGCGGAGTCAAGCGCCGATGGCGACCTGTTCTCCACGACGGCGGATCTGCCTTTGGATTGGGTGAACGAGAAGCATTTCCGGGTGGCGGAGTACTTCTACGTTGAGCACAAGGATCGCATCCTGATCGAAACCCCGCTAGAGCTCGGCGGCAAGCATCGTTTCGCGGATGAACTCCCGCCCGAGTTGCAAGCGGCCATCCCGAAGGGCATCAAGACGCGTACCGTCGACCATCGCACCGTCCGCTGGTGCCTGATGAACGCCGTCGAGATCCTCGAGGAAGAGCAGTGGGAAGGCCGGACGATCCCGATCATCCCCGTGGTCGGCTCTGTCTCCAATGTGGAAGGCGAGTGGGTCTACAAAGGCATCGTCAGCAACGCCAAGGATGCCCAGCGCTCGTACAACTACGGCCGTTCAGCGCAAGTCGAGAGTGTCGGACTCGCCCCGCGCGCGCCGTGGGTCATTGCCGAGGGGCAAGTGAAGGGCTACGAGGACGTGTGGGAGCAGGCGAATACCTACGGCGGCAATTACCTGCCGTATGTGCCCACGAGTCTGGAAGGCCAGCCCGTTCCCCCGCCGCAACGCAATACCGTCGAGCCTGCTATCCAGGCGATCACTTTGATGGTGCGCGAGGCGGACAACGACATCAAGGCCACGACAGGCCGGTACGATCCCAGTCTCGGCAATCTCGATCCGAACGCCCGTTCGGGCAAAGCCCTCAAGGAACTAAAACAGCAGGGCGAGCTCGGCTCCAGTCACTTCCTGGACAACCTCGCCAACGTGTCGATGCGGCGGGAAGCCCTGATCTATCTGGAGATGCTCTATCCGGTCTATGGCACGACACCGGGCCGGATCGCGCGGTTGCTCGGCGAGGAAGAGGAAGACGCCCGCGAAGTGATGCTCGGCAAGCCATTCGTGCCCGATGAGGACGGCCGTCCAGTCGAAGCGCCGGCGGATCATCCCGCCGCCCAGCGCTACGAGCTGGACGAAGACGGCGAATACGCCGTGGTGGTGAGTGTCGGCAAGTCCTCGCAGACGCAGCGGGAAGACAACGCGGAACTGCTCAAGTCCATCTTTGAAGCGGCTCCGCAAGTCGCCGAGGCTGGCGCGGACATCTTCGTGGAGCAGTTGGAAGGCCCGGTCGCGGAACGGCTCGCTAAGCGCTTACGGAAGCTCAATCCGGCCCTCGCCGATGAGGACGAGAGCGGAGCGAAGCCGCCGGTCGATCCCGCGATGCAGCAACAACTCCAGCAGCTGCAGCAGGCGAATCAGCAGTTGGAAACCTCGCTGAAGCAAACCGTCGAGGAACTGAAGACGCAGAAGGCAGCCGCGGACGCTGAGGCCCAAGTCAAGCGCGAGGAGATTCAGGCCAAGGCCCAAGCCGCGCAGGCGGAGCAGGCCGCGAAGCAGCAGACCGCGCAGATGGAACTGGAAGCCAAACAGCGTCAGTTTGAGGCGGAACTCGCGGCGAAGCGCGAGATGTTTGCAATGGAGCTGGCGAGCAAGAAGGAACTGGCGCTGCTGGAGATGGAGAACGATCTTCGCAAGGCGCAGATCGCATCGGATGCGAAGGCGCAGCAGTTGGAGATGCAGGCACAGGCCGCGCGCGAGTCACAGGTGCGGGATCAGGCGTTTCAGGCAGTGAGTGAGAAGCCGGAGATGGGAGCAGGCGCGTGACGGCTCGCAATGGCATTCAGATATTAGCCGAGTGGGCCGAACAGCAAGACGCCCAAGGGAATGACATTGGGAAACAAGCCGTGATTGATAGCTTGGCGGCTGCGGCAACCGCGATGGAGATTGTACTCCGTTTGGCTGCTGGGGAAGTCCTCACGAATTCGCGCCATTTCGATGGTATGTGCGTCTTTTGCGGTGTTCAACGCCAGCCGTACGGACGGCCGCCATTTCCGCATACCAACGATTGCATTTGGCTCAAAGCTCGCGCGCTCATCATGCAATCAGAAGAAGCGAAGGCATAAATGGCAGGTATCGAATCCAATTCCACCGTCCTCCCCCCGATCACCTCGGGCACCGCGGATAGCTGGTCCTTTGACTCGGCGAGTATCAGCGATCAATCCGAACCGCTCGGCACCGTGACGGAGCCGGAGCCCGGCGATCAGCCCGCGCCCGATGACGCCGAACTGGCCACCGAACCTGCCGCGCCTGCTGCACCGAAGGTGGAAGCGAAGCCTGAGGCCCCGGCACAGCCCAGTAAGAAGCGTCAGACGATCACTGAGCGGACAAACGTCCTCAAGGCGGAACTGGCGCAAACACTGCGCGAGCGGGCACAGGCGCGTGAGGAACTCGCCGATCTGCAACGCCAGCGTGACGCCCTCCGCGGCGAAGTCGGACGCCAACCGGCACCGCCACGACAGGAGCCAGCCCGCTCGGCACCGCCGCCTGCGTCCACGCTCGGCCCGAAACCGGAGTGGGACAAATTCGAGGCTGACGGCAAGTCATGGAAGGAATACGAGGACGCCAAAGATGCGTGGCTGGAAGCCAAGGCCGAGGAAAAGGCCACGGCCCGCATCAAGAGCGAGATCGCGTCGATCGAAGATCGCCGTCTCTCTGACGCCCAGCGCGCCCGAGAGGCGGAGATCGCGCAGAGGTACGCCGCGAAGATGGACGCGGTCCACGCCAAGTACCCCGACTTCGCGGCGCAAGTGGATGCGAATCTGGCCGGCGTGCAAACCTCTGGCTTCATGAAAGCCATTCTTGTGCATCACGCACAGGGTGGCGAAGTGTTGTATCATTGGGCGCGGCATCCGCATCAAGCCGAAATCATCGCGACCTTCCGGCCCACGAGGCCGATCATGGACGCGGTGGCGACGGCCGAGGATCCGATTCCGCTCTTATCTCACTTTGCCGAGCATCGGGCAGAGTTCGAGGCGCTGACACAGATGCCTCCGGCCAGACAACTCCTCGAGTTGGGCCGCCTCCAACAGCGACTTGAGGGTGCCTCGCGCACGTCCGACCCGCCCTCACGGTCATCGGTGAAATCTCCGGCACCTCCCTTCCGGGCGATGGGCGGTACGGCTGCGGCGGTCAGCGACAGCTCCGAGACCACAGGCGATGACTTCGCGGATTGGGTCCGCGCAGAGAATCGCCGGCAAGCGCAGAGAGCAGGTCGTTAAGCCGTCACACCCGGTGACGCATGAGACATCATGCCTATGATTCCGATCCTCCGCGTTCTCGACTCGCACTGATTACCTGGCTCGCTCTCGCGGTCTGCGTGACGGCGGCGAGTCTGGTCCTCAGTCACTACACGTCGGACTGGTCCGGCGTGCTCGCGCTCAATACCCTCATCACCCCGACGTGGGTCATGCGTGAAGTCGGCCGGCTGCTCGTCAACAATCTGAAGTTCTCCGCGAACGTCAGCCGCAGTTACGACAGCCAATACAAGCGCATGGGCGCGAAGGTGGGCAACACGGTCAATGCCCGTCTCCCCTTCCGGCCGCGCGTCTCCAAGTCGCAGGCGATCAACATCCAGTCGGTGGCGGATCAGATCGTCCCGATCACCCTCACCGATCAGGCCAACACCGCCGTGGACTTCTCCACGATGGAAGAGACCACGCAGGTCGATGACTACCGGAGTCGCTACATCCAGCCCGGCGTTGAGTCCCTCGTCAACACGATGGATGCCGATGGCCTCAACCGGATGTATAAGGCGACGTTCTGGACGGTCGGCACACCCGGCACCGTGCCAGGCTCCACCGGCACCAACCCGCAAGCCGCCTATCTCACCTATCTGCAAGCGGGCGTGAAGCTCTCGAACAGCGCGGTTCCGCCGGATGGACGCATTGCCGTGTTGAACCCCAACATGCACGCGTACCTCGCGGCTGGCGGCCTGACGATCTTCAACCCGCAGGCGCAGATGAGCAAGGTGTATCGCTCAGGGCAGTTCAGCGGGCATGCGCTGGGCTTCTCGGCGTGGTACGAAGATCAGAACGTGTTCCCGCACGTCATCGGGACGGCGACGGGCACGCCGCTCATCAACGGGGCGTCGCAGACCGGCTCCAGCATCATCACCGATGGCTGGACGGCGAGCGTCACGATCCTGCTGCAGGGCGATGTCATCCAGTTCGCGGGCGTCAACGCCGTGAACCCGATGTCCTACCAGAGCACGGGGCAGTTACAGGATTTCGTGGTCACGGCGGATGTCACCTCGGACGGATCGGGCAATGCGACCATCCCGGTCTACCCCGCGCTCACCACGAGTGGGCAGCTCCAGACCGTGACCGGTTCGCCCGCGAACAACGCCGCGATCACCGTGTTCGGGACGGCGCAAGCGGGTCTCGCGGCGCAGGCGGGCATCACCACGCCGCAAGCGCTGATGTATCACCCCGACGCGTATGCGCTGGTCATGGCGGATCTCGTGCTGCCGAAGGGCTTGTGGATGAGCGAGCGGATCTCCAGTGAGGAACTGGCGGTCTCGGTGCGCTTCCTCAAGCAATACGACATCATGACCGACCTGTCGGCGGCGCGCGTCGATGTGCTCTACGGCTGGAAGGCCGTGAGACCAGAGATGGGGGCCAGGCTCGCAGCCTGAGAAAGAGGACATCATGAGTCTCACCTATCTCAACTCCACGACGATCACCAATGCCATCGCTGCCGATACGCAGCGATTCCTCGTCGCCAGTACGACCAACATCACGGTTGGCGGGTTTCTGGTGGCGAACAAAGAATGCATGCTCGTGCAGGCGATCCCGGTCAGTGGGACCGTGGAGGTCATGCGCGGCGTGAACGGGAGCGTCGCGGCGGCCTACCCGGCACTCCAGACCGTCTGGATCGGGACCGGATCGTCGATCGGCGTGCCCAATGCCGATGGCGAGGTCCAGCTCGTGGCCACCCCGTCCACGGGCCTCCCTGGCTACAAGCTGCCGCTCGGTACGCGCATCCGTCTGGCGGGCAGTGAGTACGTGTTGTGCGACTTCAGCGCGACCATGTACAGCCGGCAGCCCTGCACGATCGATGAGGGGACGTGGTTGGCCACGCCCATCGCGACCACGGGCCGGGGTCGGATCGGCGTCGTGGCGGAGCCCGAAGGCGGCACGTCCGATCAGTGGGGCTGGGTCCAGATCTATGGCCGCTGCCTCATGCAGATCGGGATGTCGGGCGTGTCGCCGTCGGATGCGGCGAACGGCCCGACCACGCTCAGCACGTCCGTGCAAACGCGGTTCGCCCTGCCCACGTCACTCACCACCCCGGCCGCGCTGGGCTGGGTCTCGGATCCCTCGTCTGGTGGGTACATCGTGCAAGGGATGTGGGTCGCGACCGATGCCTCGCCCGGCGATGTGTCGGCCGTGACGAGTGCGGCGAGTCACACCGGATCGCAGATCGCGGTGTTTCTCAACTACCCCAGCCTCAAGTTCGAGGTGGAGGCGACGTAAGCCTGATGGCGGCGATCATGTTTCTGTCGGGCCAAGGACACGGGGGGGCGGCACACCGCCGCCCTCCCTATTTCCGTGGCACAAAGAAGCTCGGCCTCATCGGCAGCACGACCAACAACCAACATGCGCCGTGGCATGACACGAGTTGGATGCTGGTCTCACACACCTGTAGCCGACCGGACTGCAAGCGTGAGCCAGATTGGTACTTTGACCTGCATCGGCGTGAGTGCTTCACGCAGCGAAAGCGCTGGAATCTGAACTATCACCAGTGGCTCAAGACGCTGCAAACGCCGATCTTTATGCAGGAGGAGTGGAAAGAGATCCCGATGTCTGTGCGGTATCCGCTCGAGCGGGTGCAGGCGGAGTACGGCACCTCTGTTCATGCAGGGAACGTGTTCACCAATCACGTCTCCTACATGTTTCCGTTGGCGATGGCGGAGGGGATCGAGACGATTGGTTTGTTCGGCTGTCAGTACTCGGCCGCGGATGATCGCGGGCCGCAGCGCGACACGTTGCTGTATTGGATGGGGCGCTTTGAGCAATGGGGCGGCCGTCTCGTGATCCCGTCCCCGAATACGCTGCTGGCCGTCCCGCGGGGCTTGTACGGCTACGAGAGTCACGACGAGCACGGCAAGCTGGTACCGGAATACACCGCCGTCAAAGCCCCCGCCGCTTCCGCTCCTGTGGAGCCGTCACAGACCTTACGCGAGCGCGGCGCCGTGGTGATTGACATGGATCGGGTGGAGGGTCGCCCGCCCCTGACACCGCCGCCGAATGGAGAGCCCATCGCATGGGATCGATCTGGACTGACACGGCACGCGTAATCGCGCGGATCTTCAGCCTGACGCGATGGGCGCGGGACTTACGCATGGCGCTCTATCGCGGGCAACCGATTCGCCTGAGACGCGGGCGACTGATCGTGAGGCCGCGTGCATCCCGTTGAAGCGGCGACGTGGCGGACCTGTGCGGCCTATCTGACGGCCTTACTCGAGGAGTACGGCCCGATGCCGGCGACGGCCTTGCGGAGAGCCGCAAAGGAATGCCGACAGATGGCTGACACGCAGGGCGATCCGCGCTGTCGGGTGCGGGAGATGCTCGCGACACGTGACGAGGTAGCCGTATGACGAGACAAATGCTTTCTCTAATCGCCGGACTACTGGTGCTCACGGTGCCGCTGACTGCTCAGCGCGTACAGACGTACGAGCAGCTCACCGTGTCCAGCACGGCGGTGCTGATCTCGGCCGCCACGTTGAGCAAGATGAACGCTGGACAAGGCGTCTTGCAGGGCGCCGAGATTCGCTACCGCTGCGACGGCACGGCCCCCACTACTACCGTGGGCACACCACTCCAGGTGGGCAGCACGATTACCTTCGGGAACGTCATCGATGCGCGGGCCTGTCAATTCATCAGGACGACTGGGACCGACGGCGTGCTCAATCTGAATTTCTGGCAGTAAGACCATGACCACACACCTTCGGTCAATCGCGGCACTGTGCGTCGCGCTGCTTGCGATGTTCGCGATTGGATTGCCAGCGCAGGTCTCACAGACGCCTGGGCCGTTTGTGCTCGGGAGTGGTGCATTTACCCCTCAACTGTTTGGGCCAGTGGTCGGGAACTGCACCACGCCCGCGTACAGCTTTGCCGGCGATGGGAACACGGGCTACGGCGCGTCCAGTACTGAGACGTTGGTGCTGTGTACCGCTGGCACTGAGCGGATCCAGATTTCCAACAACATCATCATCCTCGGATCTGGTGCGGCGTCGGCCTCGATTCGCTTTAACAACGCCCCCACGCTTGGATTCGGGACCTCCGTCTTCATGTCTGGCACGGCGCCGACGATCAGCTCCGGCTTCGGCACCTCTCCGTCCGTCGTGGCGAACAACGGGACTGCCGCCTTCACGATCAACGTCGGGACCGGCGGCACGGCCTCTACTGGCGTGATTGGATTGCCTGCAGCCACCACGGGGTGGCATGTGCAGTGCCAGAACACAAGCACCAATACCGCGACCGTCTTCATCACGAAACAAACCGGCGCGACCACCACCACCGCCACCATCGGCAACTACGATGCGGCCGGCGCGGCAGCCGCTTGGGTGGCCTCCAACGTCCTCTTGTGCTCGGCGACGGGGTACTGAGGCGATGCGTATCGTGACGGTTCCTGTGCTTCTCCTCCTCAGCGTCGCCACAATGGGACAGATCCGGCGTGGCGACGGCAGTTTGGAAACCCCCATTTTGCCGGCGGACTGTTTCGGCACGGGCAAGGCGCTCACGATCGAGGCAGGACTATTCGGCTGCAACACGATTGAGGGCGGCTCTGGCGCTCCGGCCGATGCCACCTATTTGACGCAGACCGCACACGCCGGCCTGAGTGCCGAACAAGCCCTCTCCGCGCTCGCGACGGGGCTGCTGAAAGTCACCAACGGCACGGGTGTCCTCTCCACCGCCAGCGCGCCAGCGGACTACGTGGCGACCGGCGATAGCCGACTCTCGGATGCGCGCACACCGCTCGGCCATGCCGCGACACACATCTCCAGCGGCAGCGATCCCATCAACGGCGCGACGACGGCCGTCCGCGGAACGGTCGAACTCGCCACCGATGGGGAGAGTGCGGCGAACCTCGTGCCACAGGCCAATGATGCACGGCTGAGTAATGCCCGCACGCCCACGGCGCACGAAACGACGCATCGCAGCGGCGGCAGTGACGCGCTCTCGGTGCTCACCCTGTCCGGCTATCCGGGCGGCACGACGAACTTTCTTCGGGCTGACGGCGCCTTTGCCGCACCTCCCGGCGGTGGAGGCGGCGCTACCAAACTGATCGTCACCGCGGATCGCCAGAACACCACCACCACCTTTGCCGACGTAACGGACCTGACGTTGGCGGTGAGTGCCACGACGCGCTACGTGTTTGAATGCGTTCTGACGAGCACGACAGCCGTGTCGACGACGGCCATGCAAGTCTCCGTGAATGGCCCGACGCAGACCAGTCTTCGCTACACGGTCGAGACTGCCACGACCGCGTCGGCGACCCACCGCGCCACGCAAACGGCCTATGACACAGTCACGAATCCGGCGACGGGTGCCGCAGCCGTGCCCCTGCCGGTGTATCTGCGAGGGCAGATTCTCACCAATGGATCCGGCACGCTCGCCGTACGGTTTCGGTCGGAGGTGTCGGCGTCAGCCGTCAACATCCTCGCCGGTAGCTATTGTCTCGTGCAGTGAGGGTTGCTGATGTCACCCCTCCATCGGCAGACGGCGACGACAAACGAGCACGAACTGGTACGCGAACAGCGTTGGCCAGAGACGTGTGATCTGGTGATGCAGCCAGTGCAGTGCGGCCAAGCGTCCGCCCCTCCCTGTCGCCGGCCACAGCAGCGGCAGCGGGACCGGTGTGGGCTGCACCGTGAGCACGATCAGGCCGGCATCTGTCATCAATTGGCGTGCCGTGCGACGCGTGAAAAAGCGGAGATGCGTGCGATCGAGAATCCCGCGATCCGTGTAGTCGAATCGCCCGCACAGCATCTGCAGGCGAATCCAGAGATGCGCCACATTGGGCACCGACACGAGCACGTAGCCGAACGAGCGCACCAGCGGCACCAGTCGTGTCAGCGTGGCCAGCGGATCGGGCAGATGCTCCAGCACGTCCCCAATCACGATCGCGTCGAACGCGGACAGTCCGGACAGATCTACCGTCTGCACGTCGCCGATGATCAGGCGGTCGCAGCTCGTCGCGTCGGCCACGGTTGCATCACATTCGATCGCGGTCACCGAGCACCCGTGCGCGCGCATGGCGCGACTCAGGTAGCCGCTCGCTGGACCGATCTCCAGCACCGTCTTCGATCGCACGTTGGCGATCCAATCGAGGATCTGGGCGTGAGAGCTGTAGTGGTCTGTGTCCTTGTAGGTGTACATCCGCACGGCAGAGGGTAGCCCATGAACGCACGATTTGCCCAATTTATCGGACTCATGCTCCTGGCGGCGGTCTCGCTCGGTGCGCAGGAGCGCCTGGCGGGTACTCTCACGGGTAGTCCGCAGGATTGAATGCCACGCGACCGCTTTTCGCGTGAGGCGACCGCGAAGCACGCGGAAGACGTGGCCCATGAGATGTGGGAGACGGCACAGGCGGAGGACGAGAAGGATCAGCGCGGCCTGTATCGAAAGGTGGGACTCCCGGCGATGTTAGCCGGCATCGGATTGGACCTCGCGAGCACGCATCACGTGATGAGTCGTGGCGGACACGAAGCCAATCCAGTCTACGGGAAGGATGCGAGCTTCGGGAAAGTGGCCGCGATCAACGCAGGGATTGCGGCAGGGATCGCGCTGGCCTTGGATCGGGTGGCGAAGAAACACCCGAAGGCGGCAACGGCAGCAGCGGCCAGTATCGGTGGTGTGAGGGGCGCAGTGGCCGCCCGGAATTGGTCACAGGAGTAACCCATATGGCAGTTCTTGAGTATCCGTCGTGGCTCTATCACAAGGAACGCAAGCCACAGCTCGTCACCAGTCCCAGCCTCGGCGCGCGCATGCTCGCGGCTGGCTGGAGCGATACCCCAGCCACCTTCCAGACGCCTGAGCAGAAAGAGGCGGACCTCGATCCGCTCGGTCTGGGATCGGATGAATCGCTGGCGAAGGCTGACGCCGCTAAGCTCGAAGCGGAAGCGGAAGCGGAACGCGCAGCGCAACTGCACGGCACGTCGGCCGCAGTCATCATTGAATCGCTGGAGACGGTGGATGACTTGGAACAACTAGAGAGAATCAGGGCGAGGGAGCAGAGCAACCCGGCACACGAGGGGGGCCGAAAAGGGGTGCTGGCCGCACTCGACAAGCGACTCAACGCGATTATCGGTGAGCAGGTCGCGAAGGCCGGCGGATGAGACGGACAGGCGCCGTCAGCGCCTTTTCAAGAGGCCAATGATATCTGAACAGTCGGTTGTGCAAGCAACCTCTCGGCAGGCCGTACTCACGGCTCCATGCTTCTACGCTCAGTGTTCGTCCGTCAAACGTCATCAGTTGATTGGCGCGCGTGTTGTTCGCTTGCTCCGTGCGCGATGCCCAGACGCAATTCTCGGCCGAGTAGCCTTGGTCGTTGTCGCGGCGCTCCAGTGTCAGGCCGTCTGGGCATGGTCCCATATCAGCCAAGAATTGCTCAAAACTGTCTGCCCATTCCGGACAGACGGTGATGCCTCTGCCTCCGTATCGGTGGTAGTTCCTGATCTTCGGATTACTGCAACGGGCTTTCATGTTGCTCCAGCGCGTGTACTCCCTCGACTGAGAGTTTCCGTGCTTCGTGCTCCTGACGCGTGCAACATCATCGCGGTGGCAACCGCACGATCGCGTGTGGCCAGATCGAAGATTTGGAAGCCTGACGGTGATGACCGTACCGCAGATGCAGCGGCAGCTCACGAGTCGCTCCCGCTCTCCTGGCGCACGTCCTGCCTCGCCGAGAATAGTCAGGCGTCCGAATGTGTCGCCGGGGGTAATCTCGATGGCACGCATTGCGACCTCCCTAGGGTCGTTGTGAATAGGGGCGCGGCCAGTGTTTCTGCACTGTCGCGTCCCGTCATTATAACGCCACGTCTGCACGGTGCCGCATGACAGCAGATGACATTTCTACGCGGGCGTTGCGGCTGATTTCAGTCTATGAGGCCAGCGAAACGCCTCCGAATGCGGATCTGGCTGAAGCCTTCGTTGTGCTCAATGAGTGGGTCGGCGAGCTGGGCACGTTGTCACCGACGATGTATTTCCTGCTCCGTACCTTACACGTGTTGGCGAGCGGAACCGCGAGCTACACCATTGGGGCGGGGGGTACCATCAACATCCAGCGACCGACGTTTCTCCCGAAGGGCAACGCCAAGCTGATCATCGACAACACGGCGGCGGCGACGAGCATTACCGAAGTGCCGTTGGACGTGTTTACCGATCAGGAGTGGAAGGACATCCCGCAGAAGGGCTTCCAATCCTCGCAATCGCAAGGGATCTGGTACGACCACAACTGGTCCGCGGGGTTGGGCCGGATCTACCCGTGGCCCATTCCGAACGTCGCCACCACCACACTGGTGCTCTACACCATGCAAGCGCTCGCGGCCTTCGCGGATCGGAACACGACAGATTACACGTTCCCGCCGGGGTATGCGCGGGCGATCCGCTACAACCTCGCGGTGGAGCTCGGGCCGATCTTCGAGCGGGACGTGCCGCCGCAGGTGGAACGCATCGCGATCAAGTCTCTCGCGGACATCCAGCGTGCGAACTTCCGCAAGACCTCGGCGGGGATGGATCCGGCGTTGTCCTGGAACTGGCGCGGCTCGGCCTATGCGATTCGCAGTGACACATTCAGATAATGGCCCGCTACCCCGCGTTTGTCGGCGGCTCCTACGTCTCGCAAAGTCCGATTGCGGATCAGCAGAGAACCGTCTGTTTTTACGTTGAGCGCTTGGAAGTTGAAGGTGGCAAGGCGCGCATGGTGCTGTACCCGTCGCCAGGCGTCGAAGCCTTCACGGCTGAGTTTGAACTCGCCCCAGCTCGAGGAAGCTTTTACCAGAACGGCCGCTGTTTCTTCGTCATTCGCGATCGGCTCGTAGAAGTGTTTGACGATGGCACTCTGAACGGACTCGGCTCGGCCGGTCAGATGGTGCTGGATGGCTACCCGGTGACCATGTCCGCCAATGGGGACGGCGGTGGCGAGTTGTTCATTACCACGGGCAACAACGGCTACATCTTCGATCTCCTCCTCAACTCCCTGGCGATTGTGCGCACCGGAGCGACGACTCAGGGCGGGATGCTCGACGGCTATTTCATCGCGCTCGACGCCGCGACATCCACGTTCTTTCTCTCGGATTTGCTGGATGGGACGACGTGGGATCCGACGCAGTTCGCGCAACGCACGATCGCCCCGGATGCGTGGGTCGCGATGACGGTGATGGACACGGCGCGGCAGTTGTGGCTGTTCGGGGATGAGACCTCGGAAGTCTGGTACAACGCCGGCACGTTCCCGTTTCCGTTCGCCCCGCATCCCTCGGGATTGATTCCGTTCGGCATCGCCGCGCGGTCCTCGCCGAAGAACGTCGGCGGTGCGCTGATGTGGCTGTCTCGCACGAAGGGCGGGAGTGGGCAAGTCATCAGAGCAGACGGGTTGAATGCGCGCGTGGTGAGCACCTACCCGATGGCGGTCGCGTTTGAGCGGTATCTGAGCACCTACGGACAGATGGCGCTGGATGATGCGGTCGGTGATGCGTTCGAATGGATGGGGCACTGGTTCTACGTGCTGACCTTCCCCACGGCGAATGGGACATGGGTCTATGACCGCTCAACGGAAACATGGGTGGAGTGGCTGACGTGGATCGCGAATGAGAACCGCTACACCGGCTGGCGTCCGCTGTTTCATGTCAATGCGTTCGGTCAGCACTTGGTGGGCGATCGGCTGAGCGGGACCGTGTATCGGCTGGACGCCACGATCGGCACCGATGTCGCGGGCTTGCCGATTCGTCGGGTGCGCCGTGCCCCGGCACTCTCAATGGAAGGGCAGCGGATTTTCTACTCCAGTTTGGAGCTGTGCTTGGAGCCGGGCCTCGGCCTGAACAGCGGGCAGGGCTCGGATCCGCAGGTGATTCTCTATTTTTCTGATGATGGCGGAAAGACCTGGAAATCGGCAGGCCAGCGCTCAGCCGGTCGCATGGGTGAGTATCAAACACGTGTGATTTGGAACCGGCTGGGCAGTTCAAGGGACCGCGTTTTCGAGGCAGTTGTTACCGACCCGATCCCCTGGCGCTACATTGACTGCTTTCTGACCGCGAAGCCTGGAATGTCTCGGAGAGTGGCCTAGATATGCTTCCAATTGCGTCGTTGTCTGATTGCGTCGATCGTGCTCTTATGCACGTCGTAACGAGCCGCCACAACGTGCGCTGGCCAGCGACTCGCGCGGATCGCGAGCACATCTGCCGTCGCCAGCTTGGCATGATTGTTTCGTTCTCCGCGAGCCTTCAGGCCGGTCTTGGCCGCGTGTTGATGGTTTTGTTGCGGAGTGACGTACTCAAGGTTATCGAGTCGGTTGTTCTGCTTGTTGCCGTCTTTGTGGTTGACTTGATGGCCGGCTGGTTCTGGGCCAAGAAAGGCCAGAGCAACCAAACGATGAATACGCACGACTTTCGACTGGCTGTGTTTCGACAATTCAAGGGCGCTATACCCTCTCCTGAGATGAGGTTTGAGCGTTGGCCTCGGCAGGTAGCGGCATGCACGGCGAACGTTGCCAGCATCCGACACTTCATACAGATGTTCGTACCCAGCGATAGGGGCTGGACGCCACTGTTCAGGTGTGTCTGGGACAACCGGCACATCGTTCGGATCATCGATGTGTTTCCAAGAGCGACGAGAGCGAATGCACCAAATGGCCGCGATTCCCACGCTGTAACGTTCGGCCAATATCTTCTGTGGTTCGGGGCTGCGGCGAATGGCTCTGATATCTTGTTCCGTCAACTTCGAAGTACCTACTTGGCTGCCTTGAGCGTGTTTCACACCACAAAGTTTAACCTCACCAACATTGAGGCACAAGCTTAAATGGCAACAACCACGCTCAATGCCTGGGTGCCGTTTGTGAACGTGCGGGATGCCTTACTGGATCCCGTCACGAAGCTCGTGGAAGCCCGCTGGCAGGAGTGGTTTCTGGCGCTGTGGAACTGCGTCAACAACGCCTCGCAGCAACAGAAGCGCGTCACGCTGACGGCGCAAGGCGCGAGCATCGCCGCGACCGCGATCCCGCTGGCGAAGATTGATGAGCGCATCTATCACGTCAGTGTCTTTGCACGGGTGACCCGCGCTGGCAGCGTGTCGAGCAGTCTGGCGATCTCCATTCGCGGGATTGATGGCGGGGTGACCTATGACCGCGTGATTGGCACGGTCACGACGAATACGACAGCGTCGATCTTATCGGCCGTGGTACCGATGAAGACCGACAAAGACGGACCCATAAGTTACTTGACCACATATGCCGATGGCGGTGGGGCCACTTCCATGCAGTACTCACTCGACATCATCGCCGAGGCGTTACCCTCATGACCGCCACTCTTGATCGTCCGATCGTCTCTCCGCGCCGCGTCTACACGTTGCCGCCGCTCTCGATCGGTATCGGTCGGACGATGGATGCTGCGCACCTGAACCGTGTCGCGAATCATCCTGCGGTGCGGCCGTGGCTTGGCGGAGATGGCGTGCTGGATCTGACGGCGCTGATCACGAACCCCGACAACATCGCGGTGGTCTCAGAGCATGGCGGGTTTATCGGGGTGGCGCAAGCCTACGGCCGCTATGAGGTGCATTCGCTGTTCACGCCAGATCGTCCGGGCGCGGAGACGATGCAGGCCATGCGCGCGGGCCTTGATTTCATGTTCACGGCGACGGACTGTCTGGAGTTGGTCACGAAGGTTCCGCAGGACAACCGTGCCGCAGCAGCGCTCGCGCTCAGGGCTGGATTTGAGCAGCGGTGGACAGCTCCGCTGAAGTGGACGGATGGACAGATGGTGACGGCGGACTTTCTCGGGCTAACGCTGGAGCGGTGGGCCTTGCGCTCGCCGCAGACGCCAGTGCTGGGGGAGTGGTTCCATCATGCGGTCGCGTGTCCTGAACATCCAGACGATCCCGTGCATGACCGTATCGTCGGTGCCACGGCATGGATGCTGAGCGCCGGCAATTTACGCAAGGCGGTGGAGTTCTACAACGGCTGGGCGCGGCTCTCTGGGTACACGCCCGTGATCGTCCTGCGTGATCAGCCGATTGTGCTGGATGTGGACCGCGTGATCCTCGAATGTCGCGCGACCGAGATGGAGGTGTTGTCATGCCCGCAGGAGCAGTAATCGCCGCCGCTATCACCGCAGGCGCAGGCACAGCAACCGCCGTCCACGGGCGCCGAGCGCAGACACGTGCGGGCCGTCAAGCCGCGAAGTACACCGAAGCCGCCGCGAGCCAGGCCACGCGGATCGAACAGGATGCCGAAACCCGCCGCCGCGAAGAGTACGAGCGCGAAACCGCCGAGGAACAGCGCCGCCATGAAGCCGAGCAAGCGCAACTCATGGAAGATCGGCGACTCGCGCAGGAGGACCGTCTCCGCGCCCAGCGGCTCGAGGAAGAGGATCGCCGCCTGCGTGATGAGGATCGCCGCATTGCCGAAGAGGAACGGCAGCGCAACATCGCGATCTGGAATGAACGCGAAGCCCGTCTGGCTCCGTATCGACAAGCCGGTGCAGGGGCACTCTCGGAACTGCAGCGGCTCGCGGGACAGAGCGGCGGCGCGGCACCTAGTGCTGGCCCGCGGCCGATGCCAGAAGGCTGGACGCCAGACGCAAGCGCCCAGACGAGTGCCGCGCCGCCCGTGTCGGATCTGCCGACGACCGCCAGCCGGGCCTCGCTGGAGTCCTATACCAGCAGCTTGCCGGTGACACGCGATCGATCGCTGGCGCAGGAGATGGGCGAACCAGAGCCGCCGATGGACGAACCGATGAGTGGTGCCCTGTCGCAGATGCGGCAACCGGCGGAAGACGTGAACTACCTGCTCGACAACCCGTCCACGATGTCCCCGGAGGCGTATCGGCGCTTGGTGCAGGCCCAGGGTGGGGAAGGCGATCCTGATGCGATGCCCCTGTCCATGATGCGCCAGCCGGTCTGGGCGAATCGTCGCCGGCCATATCGCCGATCGGAGGCGAGAGCCTGATGGCGTGGCGTGACGAACTCTACAACCCGTATCGCGAAAGCGTGCAGCGTCTGCGGCTGCCGAGTCGTCCGTCGACGCTGGCCAACTGGCGCGATCCGACGCAATTCAGGACACTGATTTCAGACGAGGGGAACTCGCCGCCTGGAACCACCCCGCCGCCGCCGACCACGCCGCCTGGGAACACGACTCCTCCGCCCAACCCGCCGAACCGCAACGACCCGAGCACCTCGCGGAATGCCCCTCGCCTGATTCAAGAAGGCGATCGGTGGATTCTAACCGAGCATGGGAATCGGCGTGTCCTGCAGCCCGACGAAGTGCCCGGCGCGCAAGCGTACGTGGATGATTTCTGGCGACAGTTCCCGACCGGATTCCAACCAGGTCAAGGCCCGCAGACCAACGAAGGGTATGGGCCGCCCGGAGAAAACACGCCACCGCAAGGCGGGCGCCGTGTAGGACTGACGGGGCGTGAGCAGTTCGATCCCACGGCTGGCTTCGATTTGGACAACTTCAATGATCTGACCAATCAGAATTTGAAGTACCGCGCCGGCCGTATCTTGTCGCGGTATCCGGCCACTTCACAAGGTGTTCGTCAAGCCATGCAAGATCCCGAGTGGCTGGCGGATGCGGATCTGTCGCGGGCCACGTTTAACGGCCGCGATCGTATTCACTTCCACGGGGCGCTCAGTGACGGAGAGTCAGGCGTTCCGGTCAATGAAGTCGATGTCCTCCGCTCCAATCAAGAAGATGGCAGCTCAGTTGGCCTCTGGTGGGGCGATCAGGATGCGATGGGCTATGGGAGCGGCGCACCGCCCACGACACCGACGACACCGACAACACCGACGACCGGCGGCGGTACGCGCGTGCTTCCGGATGGCACGATCGAACGTCCGGCTCAAACCATCCCAGAAGAGGGCACGCCGTTCCCCGGCGGCGGGAATCGGCCAATGGGCAATCTGTCAGGGATGCGCGATCCCGCCACTGTCTTTGGCGCGCAAGGGGCCTCAGTGGTAGGCAGCAATGCCCCGCAGCAGCCGCAGATTTCTCAAGAGCCCTATCGCAAGCTCGTCTCGCCGCTTGGGGATGGCCTGATGCCCCTGAATGAGTATGCGTGGCTCGGTCGCCGGAGGACGGCGTAATGGCCTCACCGCTCGCCACTCCAGGGGCGACACTCAGGCGTCCCTCCACAGGCTATGAGGAGGATGAGTACTACAAGACGCTGCCCGATCAGATCGGCGGTCCGACAGGCATCCCGCAGATTGGCCAGATCGCGGGACTGGACGGCACGTCCGCGCCGGGGGTCTCCCTGTGGGGCGATCCGCAACAGATGCGCGGCGGATCGACGAGCGACGCTCAGCGATCGGCTGACGGCGGGGGGAGCGGTCAGAATCTCGGACGGCCGCAGACCGGCACCAGTCCGCAGACGACGAACCTGATCGCGGAAGCGGCGCGGCTGACGGGCAATCCTCCTCCCGAGGAGCAACGTCCGCCCGGCGTTTTTGCGCAAGCCCCACATATCTCCGCTGGTCGGACCGACATTGAAAGCCCTGTCGGGATGCAGACCGGAGGGACGGTGCAGCCGCACGCGCTCCCCGCGGCCTCTGGTCAGTTTGCGGCGGTTGATCCGGGAGGCGTCTACACGCCAGAGGACGCCTTGGCGCTGCTCGAGCAGCGGGCCGGCCGCGCGTTATCACCAGAGGAGCGCACGGCGGCGATTCAGGCCAGTGGATGGAATCAATCTGGCTCCCTCACGGGCGCACACATCAACAGCATCCTGCAATGGGGTGCGGGTGCAATGGGCGGGCAGTTTACGCCGTGGGGCGGCAGTGGAGGCCAGCCGCCCCCACCAACACGGCCGCCGAGCCCCACCGGCACCTACACACCGGAAGACGCCGAAGCCCGCGCCCGCGAACGCTTCCGCGGCCGGTTCAATCGTGATCTGACGCCGCAGGAGTGGACAACGCTCCTCGCACGGGTGCCGGGGTTCCAGCCGGGCCAGCCGATCTCACAGGCGCAACTGGATGAAGCCTTCCGGCTGATCGATGAGTATGGCGGCACGCTGCCGGGCGGTGGTGGTGGAGGTGGTCCTGTCGCCCCGCCGCCGCGTGCGCCCGTGCCGCCGCCCTCTGCGCCAACGGGTGGGCCACGGGTGCCCTACGAGCCGTATACGCCCACCCCGCGCACGCCGATTCCGCCAGCGGCACCCTATCAAGCGCCGACTACACCGTGGGGGCCAGCGCTGACCTCGAACGTGACGCCTGCGCCGGAATTTCGGGCACCCGAGTATCGTCCGCCCCCGGCGTATCGGGCACCGGATCCGTTCTCGTACGAGGACTACACCGCGCCGGCGCCGTTTCAGTACGACCCCTATCAGGCGCCAGCGGCGTTTCAATATGCTGACTATCAGGCTCCGGAGAACTTCGCGTTCCGCGAGCATGAGGCCCGGCCCGAGTTTGTCGCACCGACATGGGATGAGATCCAGAACGACCCCGGCTATCAGTTCCGTTTGCGGGCGGGCACGCAAGCGCGTGAGCAATCCGCTGCGGCCGGAGGCGTCCTGCGCACGGGCGGCACCTTGAAGGGCTTGGAAGACTACGCACAGGGGCTGGCCAGCCAAGAATACGGCAATGTGTACAACCGCCGAGCCAGCGAATGGGATCGCGCGAACGCCGCGAACACGGAAGATTACACGCTGGATCGCGACACCGCACGCGGCACATGGGATCGCAATACGGCGCTCGGCCAATCCGCCTACGACCGGAACCGGGCCGGCGCCGAATCCGCTTGGGATCGGAATACCGGCCTCGGCGAACGGGCCTACGAACGCAATCGGGCTGGCGCCGAACGCGCCTACGATGTCAACGCCGCCGCAGGACGCTACGCCCACGAAACCAACCGTGCCGGGGCTGAGCGGGATTACGACCGCAACACCGCAACCGGCCGGTATGCCTACGAGACCGCCGCCGATCGTGCCGATCGGGAATACGCCGCCGCCTTTCAAGGCGCACAGGCGGAATACGATCCGCGGTTTGCCGGATGGCAGGCACGGACGGCGGCGGATCAACGCACGGGCGAGCTCAATTTCGATCGCCAGCATCAGCAGGCCCTCTACGATCGGGATGACGCATGGCGTCAGTACGCGTTTCAGACGGGCATGGAACAAGATCGCTTGCGGTACAACAACCAAGCCGATTGGGAACGTGAAGTCTTCGGACGGCAGCAGGAAGTGGATCGCGCCCGTTACCTCGGGGACGACGCGTACCGCCGCGAGCGCGACGCAAACGATCTAGAGCTTCAGAGGGCCATCAGAGGATCGGACGAAGCGTGGCGAGAATTTGTGAACGCACAAGAAAACGCCTGGCGGCGGGAAGAGTTAGAGGAGTCTAGGCGCAGATTTTTGATCGAAGTGGGGATGCGCTGATGGCGGCTGGACCTGTGCCATTCGTGCGACGGCGGTACGACGATACCGCCCACACCAATCGCCTGAGTGACATGCTCAGATGGCGAGGCGATCAGGCCGCGCAAGCCGCGATCCGTCAAGGCGAGAACTCCGCGCAGTTGTGGGGCGATGTCGGGAACATCATCGGGCAGACGGCGCAGACGATCAGTCGCGAGCGGGCAGAACGTCCGCAACGGGAACGCGAGCAACGCGAACAGGAGCGCGCGGATAAGTTGCAAACGGTGCTCTCTGAGGTGGGATCTCTGCCGCCGGAGCAGGCCATTCAGCGCGTGCGCGCGGCTGGATTCGCGGCGGAAGCCAATACGCTCCAGAAGCAATACGACGATCAAGTGCTTAATCGCCTGCAGCGCGAGAATACCACGCTGGATCTGGCAAGTAAGCGGATCTCGCAGGCGCGCACGATGTTCGAGGAAATCAACGCGGCACCTGAGGAGGAGCGGCCGGCGATCTATCAGCAGATTGCCCCGCGTGTGCGCGAACTGGTTGGCCCTGAACTCGGATCACGCGTGAAGGATGAATACGATCCGCAATTCGTTGAACGGGCGATGACGTGGGGGATGTCCACCGTCGAGAAGCTGAACACCCGTCGTGCGGCGATCGGATTGGTGACTGAGGACACGAAGAACGCCGACGAACGCGACGACAAGGCGCGTCAGGCACTCATTCAATACCTGCCCACGGTTGATACGCAGGAGGAATTGGATCAAGCCCTGTCGATGGCGAAAGCGCGCGGGGCACGGCCGGAGACGCTCGCGCTGTTCCCGTCGAAGTACTCCCCAGAGGCTATGGCGCAAGTCAATGAGATCGGCCTGACACCGGAGCAGCGCGCGAAACGCGAGGAAGGCGCGGCGCCAGAGAGTGAACGCGCCTTCATCGAACGGGCCGCGCGTGAACAGGGGCGGCCGGTCGCCAGTTTCAACAACAACGAGATTGGCCGGCTCAAGGCCCAATTCGCCAGCTTGTCGCGCGCGCCGAAGGATGACGGCGGTATCACCCAAGCGCAGCGCATGGCCGCGGAGCGGTGGAAACAGAACGAATTGCAACAGGCAGAGGATGATTTCCGCAAGGCCACAGCTCCGTACACGATCGACCCGGATTCGAAGTTACCGATTGCCCAGCCGATGGCGCTTCCACAGGATTTGATCGATCAGCACGAGGCCAGGAAGCGGCGCATCCAGTTATCGTATCTGGAGCAGATCGGGGACACGTCCACGGGCCGTCCGACTGCGCTGCCGAATCCGCCAGCCGCTCCCACGCCGCCGCCCGTGCGTGCCGCGGCCGAGCCTCCGCCATCTGCGCCAGTAGCCCCGGCTGCGCCACTTGGGGCGGCGCCAGCGAATGCAGCCTCTCCGTACACGGTCGGGCAGGTCGTGTCGGTGCGTGGGCAGCGTGTCCGCATCACGAAGATCAACCCGGACGGCTCGTTTGAAGGCGAGCGCGTGCCCTGATGCCGCAGACGTTTCGCTTTACCGCCAGTGAGATCGACCCGCCGGCCCCGCCGCCCAGCTCGCGGTTTGTGTTCCGTGCCGAAGACATCGACGTGTATGATCCGCTGGATGATCCGTTTGCCATTCGGGCGCGTGATCCCGATCCTGTTCCTCGCCCTATATCTCCTCCTCGTGTAACCCCGCCGCCGATGCGGATGGTGTCCTCGCACCGTCCGCCAGGAGCTGCCGGGAACGACCTTCAATCGGCACTCCGACAGGTCTTGCCGGCGATGGCGGTCTCGCACGAGACGCAGCCTGAACCCGATCCGGCTGCCGCGTTCTCACGCGCCACTGGGATCAGCGCACAACCACAGCGCAGCGTGTTGGACATTGCTGCAAATGCCCCACGGGCCGCTGCTGCTGGCCTCGTACGTGGGAATCAGGCGGTATGGGGAGGATTGCGAGCCGCGGCAGATGTCCTCGGGTTGGACTCCGTTGCCGAGTGGGCACGCGCGGCCGGTCAAGGCGCGACCGAGCTTGCGGAAACAGTGAGAGGCCCGCAGACGGGCGCCAGCCCCACGGAGCAGGCGGTGCTCGGCGGCTTCGAGTCCATCGGGGCGTCTGCGCTGCCTCTGGCGGCTGGTGTGGTCAGTGGTCAGCCGTCAGTGGCCCTCGGCATGATGGGCGCGCAGACGGGCGGAGAAGCCTACCAGCAGGCGCGCAATGCCAAGGTCAACACGCCGGAGGCGCTCGCGTTTGCCGTGTCGCAGGGCGCGGTGGAAGTTGCCACCGAGCGGATTCCTGCCGGCCGATTGCTCGGCGATCTGGCGAAGCGGACAGGATTGCTCAAGACCATCATCCGGCAGGCCACCGCCGAGATTCCGAGTGAGCAGATCGCCACGGCTCTGCAAGACCTGAACGAGTGGGCCACGTTACAGCCGGACAAGCCGCTGTCCGCGTATCTCGAGGAACGCCCCTCTGCCGCCGCACAGACGCTCATCTCCACGCTGGTGGCGACGATTGGGCAGACGGCTGCATCGGCTGGTGTGGAACGTGTGACACGTCCACGCGAGCGTGTGCAGCCTTCCTCTCCGGCGGCGATAGTGCCTGCGCCCATCGTGGAGTCGCGTCCTTCGCCCGTGGCTCCGATTGCGCCGCCTGTTGCCGCCGGACCTTCGACTGTCGCGCGCCTCACCGATGCGGCTCCTGTTGTGGAACCTGCCCCACCGTTGGGCGTGGTGTCATTCACGGCGGATCAGATTGATCAGCCGATCGTGGCGCCGTCGATCGTGGAACGGGCGCAGCAGATGCGAGCGGAAGATCCCACCATCGACGCCAGAGCGCGTGAGATGGCGGAACGTGCGCGAGCGGCGAAGGTGTCGGTGGTGGAGCCAGAAGGCGCGCAACTTATCGCAGCGATCGAAGACTTGTCGGCCGAACTTGATCAGCCGTATGGCGATCGTGATGTCCTAGCCGGACTGCTGGATACCGACCCGGAGGACTTCTCGGCGTCCGATGTGCAGCTGCTGCGCGAGGTGTTGGCCGACCTACAGGACCAACAGGCCAAGCGTGGCGTGTTACGACAACTCAGTCCACAGGAGGAACCCCGTGCCCTTGAAACCCGGCAAGAGTCAGAAAGTCGTGAGCCAGAATATTCGGGAACTGAAAGCGAGCGGCAGGCCGCAGAAGCAGGCCGTGGCGATCGCCTTGAGCAACGCCCGTCAGCACCCGTCGCCGAAGAAACGCCGGTAGCGCGGGCCGTTATTCAATCCGAGATTGACCGTCTCACAGAAGAGAATGCGCGTCTCGCCAAAGGACCGCCACCACTGCGGCCCAAGAAGCGCACCGCTACGCCTGTCGTGGAACGCTCGCCCTCGGTGGATGAGTCACGAATCACCCCGTCAGAGCCGCCGAGTATCGCGGGCCTGATCGAGCTGAAAGAGGCTGAAGTCACCAGCGGCGCGCTGGCGGAGACGCCAGCATCGGCCGCCGCCGAAGTCCGCGCCGAAGTTGGCCGCGTCGTGGATCTCCGTGGCGTCAAAAGCGCCGCCGATGTGCAACGCCGTGTTGTCGCGACGCTGACCGAGGAATTGGAGCACGCGAAGGTTGGCGCCCCAGTGTTGGAAGTACGCCCGCAAAAGGCGTACGGCGGACGGGAGTTTACCGTGTTTGCCGATGGTGAGCCGCTGGTGATGGTGGATCGCTACGGCCACATGAAAGCCTCCTACGGGGTGGATGACGACCGCGTCAAGGCGCTGAGTGGTGCGCCTGTTGCGCTCGGTCGGACGGGCGACAAAGCCTCGCTGGGGCAGATCGATCGCGCGAAGGACATGTCAAAGCCAGAGTTATACCGCTATGCGCAAGCGGAAATCTCGCGACGGCTGGGACAGCAGCGCGGCACCGTCACGGTACAGATTCCAGGCGATGGCACCTTCACGATCAATCGGACGCCGGAGGCCGTCTCAGAAGTCTTGCGGCGGATTACGAAAGCCGGTGTGTCGCCGTGGAAGGGGTTGAAGGGTGAAGGGCCTCCCCCGCTTAGGAAGTCGATTCCAGGTGTGACTCCGATCACGGATGTCGTAGCAACTCCGGAGCCAGTGAGCACAGAACCGACAGTCCGCAATCCTGGCTTTATCCCGCGCGGCGAGGTGCGCGTGGTTGAACCGAAGCCACAGAAGATCGCCACAGAGCCGACCGGAGGACCGCCCGGCGTCTCGCTCAACGACATTCCGATGGACTTGGCGATCCGTGCCCACTCCGGCACCTCGCATACGCCGGAGGTGCGCGCCAAGAGCGAACAAGAGGGCTATGTCTCCCACATGACCCACGTCTGGAACGAGATACAAAAGCTTGCGAAGACTGATGAGCAGAAAGCCATCGCACGCGCGGAGTTTGCCCGCTACCGCTCCGGGTATCTCGAACGGAACCGCGCCTACATGAGCGCGCGCAGTGGCGTCGTCAGCGCGTACATCGCCGGGCCGAGCAAGTTTCCCAGCCGGCAGATGGAGAAGCGGAACAACGCCGTAGACAAGCGCCGGAACGAGTTCGTGGAGTGGGAACAGCGCGCGCTCCGTGCGATGCGAGAAGCCATCGAGCCAAGTGTGGCCCGAAGCATTTCCTCGGATCGCTCCGATGCCGTCGAAGCCTTACAGGCAAAGATTGACGCAGCAAAGAAGCAACAGGAGTTGATGCGCACCGTCAACGCCATCGTGCGCACGAAAGCGACCGACGCGGAGAAGATCGCGAAGATTACCGCTGCGACAGGTTTCAAAGAGGCCACCGCCGCGAAGCTCCTTGAGCCTGATTTCATGGGTCGCAAGGGCTTCCCAGACTACGAACTGACGAACAACGCCGCCAACATCCGGCGCATGGAAGCGCGCATCGGCGAGGTGTCCGCGCAGAAGGCCAAGCCCGAAGGCGAAGCAATGTTTGACGGGGGACGTGTCGAGGAAAACGCCAGCCTGAACCGCATCCAGATTTTCTTCGACAGCAAACCTGATGAAGCCACGCGCGACAAACTGAAGGCTAACGGCTTTCACTGGTCGCCGCGTGAAGGAGCGTGGCAGCGGCAGCGCAACGACGCAGGACGAGAGGCCGTTCGGAAGGTGCTCGGCGTCACGCTCGGCGAGCGAGTGGCATCAGGCGAACCTGAGGGGGCCGTTGCCAAACTCCAAGCCGTCGAAGATGCCGCCAAAGCCCGCATCAAGGACCGAGGCACATTCAAAGGCAGCCGTCTCACCGCCGGTCTACCTGTCGACGACATCGCCGATCTGGTCATCATCGGTGCCGCCCGGATCGCGAAGGGCACGGTGCAGTTCGCGCAGTGGTCTGCTGAGATGGTGCGCGACTTCGGCGACGCCATTCGTCCGCACCTCCAAACCATCTACGACCGCGCCAAGGTGAAAGCCGCCGAGTTCGGCCCGCGTCCGATCCTGGCCGACACTGGCCGGGACATCCCCGATCAGCAGCGGTTGCCGAAGGACCGCGTCCTCGCGTTCCCCAGCCTGCAGAAGATGCCGGAGGCGATCCGCGGCGACATCGCGGACATGCTGGAGCGCTACAACGGTTTCGAGACACAGCGGCGCGGCGTGCAACCGATTGCCCGCACGCAGGAGATTGCGAAGGATCTGTGGCTCCCGCTCGAAACGCTGAAGCCTGGCACCGCGCTCAACGCGGAGGAACTGGAAGCCTACAAGACCGCCCTCGCCACGGCACTGACCGAACGGCAGAAGGTGCTGGAGAAGATCAAGGACGGCACGGCCACCGATTGGGATCGGCTCCAGTTCTCGCATCTGACAGACGTGGCGACGATCCTGACTGCGAGTTACCGCGGGGCGAAGGCGGAAGCCGGACGCGCGCTCAACATCCTGCGGGTGAAGGCGCGCGTGCTGGACTTGCAGGAATCGCGGTTCCTCGAAGCCGCCTTGAAGGCGCCCGGTTTCCAGAGCGACATCAGCGCGGTCGCGAAAGCCGCAACTGAGGCCGAAGGCGATCCGCTCGCCCAGCTCAGGCTGCTCCGCAAGCGTGCGGCTGGGAACTGGTTTGATCTGGTGCAAGCCGCGTACTACACGAATCTGCTCTCCGGGCTCAAGACGCATCTGCGCAACGCGATCGGTAACAGCTTCAACACGTTTGCCAACACGATCGCGCCTATCGGTGGAGCGGCGGCGGACATCGTGCGCGCGACAGCCACGGGCCAGCCGCGAACCGTCTTCATCGGGGAGATCCGCGAGAACTTGGCTGGCGGATTCATCGGGCTCGATCGCGGGATGAAGAATGCCGCGTTCACGTTCCGGGAAGGGTTTCGGCCGAGCACCGTCGAATCAGCCGCAGGAGGCGTGTTCGATACCCCTCGCGTCGAATTACCCGGAGGGGTCTGGACGAACTGGCCGAGCCGCGCCTTGGAAGCGGCCGACGAGTTCTTCCGCGCCATTGCCTATCAGCAGGAATTGCACGCCGGCGCCTACGCCGACGCTCGAGGAGAAGGACTCCGCAAGCCTGATGAGATTCACGCACGCATGGCCGAACTGATGACGGCTGTGGACGGGGAGGACGGGAAGACGTTCGCCGAGCTCCGCGATCGGGCGCAGACCTTCGCGGCCCGAGCGGTGTTTCAGGAAGAGCCGGGGCCGATCGTCAACTGGCTGCTGAAAGCCAAGGCGCCAACCTCGCCCATCCCGTTGAGAGCCGCGGCGTTGTTCGTCTCGCCGTTCATCAAGACCCCCTCAGCCATTCTTAGGCAGGGCGCGGAGTGGTCTCCGGTGGGCTTTGTCATGAAGGGCGCCAAACAAGGCGGACGGGAAGGCGCACAGGCTCTTGGACGGGCGGGACTGGGAACTGGGTTCATTCTCGGCCCGCTGGCATGGTTCGCCGCGAATGGGCTGCTGACGGGCGCTCCGCCTGATGACGAAGGCGAGCGGGAGGAGTTCTACGCACAAGGCAAGCTCGGCAACGCCATCAAGATCGGCGAGTACTGGGTCCGCTACACGCTGTTCCAGCCGTATTCGGTGTCGATGGCGGCGGTGGCAAATGCGTGGCAGCAGTTTCAAGAGTCGAAACAGGACGAGACGGCGGTGGCCGAAGCGTTTGCTGGTGCGGTGGCCGGTGCTGGCGCGTCGTTATTGGATCAGTCGTTCCTCGCCGGACTCGGCACGGTGATTGATGCAGTCAACGATCCGCAACGGTACGCGGGCCAGTGGCTCAGCCTGTTCGTGCAGGGCCTTGTCCCCTACAGCGGGGCGATGCGGAACATTACGCAAGCGATCGATCCGGTGGTGCGGAAACCATCCGGTGTGGCCGAGAGTGTGCAGGCGATCATTCCGTGGATGTCTTCGTCACTCCAGCCCAAACGGACACGGTTCGGCGAGGCGGTCACACGGCCCGGATCGGCCGTACAACGCGGATTCATCGTGCCAGAAGTGTCGAAGGCCGTGAGTGATGACGTGACGACGATCCTCGCACGGTTGCAGATCCAGCCGACAACCCCGCGGGCACGCTTCACCGTGAACGGCAAGCCCGTCGAGTTGACACGGGAGCAGCAGGACATCGTGACCGAAGCGATTGGCCGCGAACGGAAAGCCACCATTGAACGCGTCATCTCGTCGCCATTCTTCAAGGGTTTGAAGGATGAGTCGCAGCGGGCAGGATTGGAGCGGGCGATCAACAGTGTCACGGATCGTGTCCGGCCGAACGTGATCCGTACACTAG